TCCTCTTCTTTACGTTGTCCTCCCGCGCAAGGTCGTTCAATAAATCCTTCGGAAGAAGCCCTCTTTCTGTTTTGATCCCCTTACGCCCCGACAATATCCTCAATCCTCACGTCGTCATCCCATTGGGCTATAAAGAACCTGTCCGGACAACCGTCTATTCGACCGAAGATGATAGGGTCGATTACTTCCTTGATCCATTGGATCGTTGCCACCTCGTAGGTGTCGAAGATGTTGTCATTCATCGCTTGCTCCAGTCGTTGTAATACTTCTTGCGGCGGGATCTTCGGGTATCCGTCAATGGGCGTGAACAGGAGCCTTTTGTATTCCCGCGCCCTTGTGTCCCCCCGGAGGGTTTCTTCCCGCAGTTTGTCGTTGAACTTGTCCACCTTGTCCTGCCCGATGAACCCATACTTCGCGTAGGCAATGGCGAGTTTCTGCGCCGTTTCCAGTTTCTTCGTCGCCACCTTGAATCCCAATCGGGTGAGCGTATCCCTCATCTCGACCAACTGGTTCGGGGCATCAAGAACGCCTTCTACTGTTTCCGGCTCCCTTACGGCGACGGCGGTCATCAGTTTTTCCATTTCCTTCTCCTCCTCTGGAGATTCGCTCAACAAAGAGCACGTTTGATTTGTTGACGATGTACTCGACGCCCAAATAATCAACAATGTGTGTCATTTCGTTTTCCCAAATATACTCAACTCCTTGGATGAGCCGCTTGGATCCATTGATAAAATGGATTATCTGGTCGTGTCGTCCCACACCGTTACTTTTCCTCGATGCGTTTATATCAATCATTTACTCCCCTCTCTCCCTCAACTCCCGGTCGATCCTAGATAGAATGTCGCTGAGTTCATCGCAGGCGACGAAGCACAGCCAGCGGCGATACCAGGGGCATCGTTAACAGGGGTTCATGTCTTCCCTCCATACCCACGGGTAGCCGCCCCAACCCATCACCCAACCGGAGACGGTCCAGTAGGAAATGAGGGGGATGGTCAATTCGGCCACACAGCCATCTCGCATTGACTCATCCTCGACAGTTCCGCCAACCGCCCTTCGGCCCGCTGTGGCTCCGTCGCTTCGCCCCACTTGATCGCCCTCGTCGAACCACATTGGCAATTCCAAAGGATTAACGCGGGTGTGTTCTGATAATCCGCCTGGATTCCGATGATTGACGGGTTCAATGGCCTCGGTCGACCACACGAGCACTTCATGCTGTAGTCTCCTTCCTGGCGTGGTATCGCTTCCGCTCAGACGCCGCCTCACACAACCGGCACTTCCATCCGCCGCCGCCCGGCCTCGGGTAGCCGTGTTTGTCGCGTGTGTGGCCCCTGGCGCATGTCCCGGTCGCTCCGGTCGATTTCCTGCCCCTCTTTACGGGCGTCGTTTGTTCCGTGGCGTCCTCGAAATCGTGTGGATCTATCTTCGGTTGGTAGTGCCATCCTTCCCTTGCCTCATCCGGTTCGGGCACAAAGGCGCACATGGCGTTGTATCGGGCGTGCGGACAGTAGTCACACGGAATTGATTCCATTGGATATTTACGACGGATATTGCGTAAGCGCTTCAATTCGAGGCACTTATCGGGCAGGCTGGATAAAGGGCAGGACAATTAGTCCTGCTTCTCAGGAAATAGCAATTCTTCCAGTTTCACCTTTCCCTTCGTGACGGCAACGATCCTGGCGGCGTTGTGTTTGCCGAATCCTTTTTTGCCATTGAGGAAGTCGGATATATGTGGTTGTCCAACCCCCGCCATTACTGATAATTGCACCTGCTTGACACAATTCGATTTCATCCAATCACCCAACCTCATTCGAAACTCCCGTGTTTTAGATATTACATATCACGCATAGGAATACGGCGTCAAGGGAAATCTACCGGGGCGATATGAAATAACACTTGCCATTATCCCCAAACGTGATATAATCCATTGGCAAAGGTTGATCTTGTCTGGCGAGGAGGCAACCAATGGAACGCGGCCTGATTAAAGACTGGATGACGGAAAACCAGGTGGATCAGATCACACTTGCCCGCATGACGGGGATTAAACAGAGCCATCTATCGGATTTCCTTGCGGGAAAGAAAGGTTTAAGTTGGGATAACGTAGTGGCCCTTGCCAAAGAGACGAAGATAGACCTTAACGCATTGGCGGGGCTTAAACCGCCCCCCATGTCAGTAGAGAACATCCACCCCGAGGGCGTAGAGGGTACTCCCCCCGCGATCACCGTTGGCGGAAAGGTGAAGATTTTAATTCACGGCTACGTGGATGCAACGGTCGTGAAGGGCGAATAGAAATTTTTTTTAACTTTTTGTATCACTCCTATCGATTTTCCTTGACACGATATTCCTGCACGTGATACCGTCACATTCAGATAGAGCCCTAAACCGTCATATAGGCGGGGAAGCACACCGAGGCACCGGCCCTGCTGGTCGCGGTAAGTGGCTCCGGACCAAGCGGACACATGGCACGGCCCGAGGGGTAGCACCGTAGGATGGCCGATGCGCTAGAGGCCAGCAGTTACCAACCGGAGGATGGGGGCGTGTTGGCGACCGCCCCCGCAGTTCCACGGATCTTTGAAAGGTGCGGCGGTTGCGGGTCAGCGCATGGTGAGTAGCGGGGATGCCGGGAACTATCTCTGACCGAGAGAACGGGAGCGTACGGCCCTGTTAGGCAGAAAGTACCCGTGAAGCGTGATTCGTAGGCGCTACGAGGAGTCGGGTGGGGAATCCGACCCGCCGCACCTTTGAACGATCTTGTACCGCGGCGTTACCGCCCGTAGGCCACGGGCCGTCGTGCTCCCGGCGAGGACGGAGCCGCCGCTGAAACACCCTCGCGCTGCGAAAGCTCGACGCGAGCTGGTCGCCGGGGGCGCAAACCCCCTGGTCAGGGAAAGGATGGCCACAGGACTTCGGCGGATCGGCTTATTAGATAGCCGCTAGTGCCGAAGAGGAAGAGCCAAGCCATCACCCCCGGCGATCGACCAATAAAGGAGGGCCACATGATATCCCGAATCGGCGTCGGCATGGTTCGCCTGCGAGTGATCGCAACCGAGGAAGAGGACGACGCCCGCATACTCGCGCATCGGAAGAAGCGCCGGGAGGAAATGCTGGCGGAGGCCGTGGACAATCCGAGGCCGCACCCGACGATGCTTGCCAGCTGGTGGCGCGCGCGGCGATCCATCGTGGTGGGGCGATGATGATCCGCGACCTTATCATCGATTGTGTGGTGTCGGCGTTCGTCACGGCAATCATCATGTGGACGTTCGTCGGTTGGTTCACGTCATGAGCAAGCCCGTCATTGAATGCCCTGATACGGGCGATGACCGCGATGAGTGCGGTTGTTCCAAGTGCTCCGAGTACAGGGTGACGTGGGCGGAGTTCTTACGCGATGAAGAGGATAAGGACTGGAACAGGCGGGCGGCGTCACGCAGATATGACCGGGACCAATGGTGCCGGATAAACGGGAGGTGCTGGTGATGGTGGAGTTTCGGAAAGCGGAACGGAAGAAAGCGAAGTTGCGATGCGGAATCTCCGGCCCATCGGGATCGGGGAAGACGTATTCCGCCCTCCTGCTGGCGTTCGGCCTCGGGGGAGGGGTTGCGGTGATCGACACGGAGAACGGCTCCGCCGATCTGTATGCGGATCTCGGGGAGTATGACGTTCTCCCGATCAAATCCCCCTTCACCACGGACAAGTACATCGAAGGGATCAAGGCGGCGGAGAAGGCGGGGTACTCGACCATCATCATCGACTCCCTGTCTCACGCATGGTCCGGGGAAGGTGGACTCCTCGACCAGCAGGGGAAGATCGCCGACAGCGGGAGGGGCAACTCCTACACGGCGTGGCGGACGATTACCCCGAAGCACAACGCGCTTGTGGAGGCGATGCTGCAGAGCGGGTGTCACATCATCGCCACGGTGCGGTCGAAGACGGAGTACGTCATCGAGAAGAACGACAAGGGGAAGGATGCCCCGCGCAAGGTTGGGATGGCTCCGATTCAGCGCGAGGGGATGGAGTACGAGTTCACGGTGTTCTTCGACCTTTCGATAGACCATACCGCGTCCACGTCGAAGGATCGCACCTCTCAATTCGACGGTGTGTATTTCAAGCCCGTGAGGGAAACGGGGGAGAAAATGCTGGCGTGGCTCAACTCGGGCGCGGATGTGCCGCCTCCGGCGGAGGGCGAATCCACTCCGCCAGAGGAAGATCCCGATGCGATCACCCCCGCACAGATAGCGAAGATCCAGGCCACGTTCGGTTCCCTCGGGATCACGGACCGCGAGGAAAAGAGAGCATGGGTCATCAAGGCCCTGAAGTTGGAGAAACTGGACTCCATCAAGAACCTGAAGAAGCACGAAGCGTCCAATCTTATTTCTGCCCTCGAAGATGAGGAATCGAAGAAGGGAGCAGCGGCATGAGTTTCACAAACCAGGTGGCAATCGACGGGAATCTCACGAAAGACGGAGAGTTCAAGTTCTCCGAGGGCGGCGTTGCCGTCCTGAAACTGTCCATCGCCCATAACACGAAGATCAAGGAGAAGGAGGAAGTGTCCTTCTTCGACGTGGTGGCGTTCGGCAAGCACGCGGAGTACATCACAGACTTCGCGGTGAAGGGGGCCAACGTCACCGTGATCGGCAGATTACAGCAGGACCGATGGGAGAAAGACGGGACGAAATATCAGCGAGTGAAGATCATCGCTAATCAATGCGTGTTCGGGAAGGTGAAGCCTTCCACGGCAACGCCCGCGGAAGCTGCGCCTCCGGACGACGATATCCCGTTCTAGATGACTTCCCCCTCCGAGATAATGTATCCTTCTCCGCAAAACCTCGGAGGGGGGTACCAAATGCGTGGACGGGTGTTTGCCTACGGCCCGCCGTGTCCTTGCGGCGGAGCATGGCGGGACATCAAGGACGGCGTTACAGGCGATTGCATCAACATCATCTGCGAACGATGCTTCCGTGCGCCGATACGGTTTGCCATCGACGGAAGGTCGTTCAAGAATCGGCGCGGATCAGTCGGGAGGCTGTTTCGAAGCAAGGACGGCGACCTGTACTACGCCTTCCACCCGGCGATGCAGGATCTACAGGCGATCAGGGTCGCGTGGAAGGATCTTCGGGAGCGGTTCGACCCTACCAAGTATTCGTTGCAAGGCCGCGAAACCTACAAACTCTCCGAGTGCGCCCGCGAATGGCAGATCAATTTGAAGGAGCGCGGGAAGAAGGATTCCACCATCGCCCATGTCGAACTGAATTTCCGCCTCCACATCCTGCCGATCCTAACCGATCTCGATGTCCGGGAAATAACGGAAGACGACATCGAACGATTGCAGCGTGAACTTTTGAGGAAGGGAGGCATGGGCGAGAACGCCGTGAAGTCGTGCTTGCAGAACTTACGCACCCTCCTGAAGCGATACCACGAACGCAAGCACGTTATCGACCGCCTCCCTGCTTTCCCGGAGGGATGGAGCGCGGCGGTGTTCGTCGAACGCCACGAAGTGACGGTGAAGGAACAGCGGCACCTGATGGCGCGACTGGTGATGGCGTATCCGAAGGCCGTCCGGAAGATGATGCTGCTCCTACAGAAAACGTATACCGCCCTCGGATGTAGACCCGGAGAAGCGCACGGTTTAAGGCGCGAAGACATCCTCGAGGACGGCAAGGTGAAGATCCAGGGGGCCATCGACCCCGTGACCGGAGTGTACGGGCCGCGCAAGACGAAGGACGCCCGCACCACGCCCGATCCCCTGCCCGATGTGCTGCTGGCCGAACTTCGCGCCCTGCCGGTGATCGGAAAGGGACACCTGTTCGTGAAAGAGGACGGCAAGCCGTGGAACCAGAACCGCGTTTCCGATCGGTTCAAGGACATTTGCGATATCGACGGCGTTACGTACTACACCTATTCGAAACACAGCTTGGCGTCGAGAGTTGCGCGGGGAGAAGCGGAGGACCGCAAGGATCGTGCTGCGAAAACAGTGGGAGTTACCAGGAGGATCTTAGCGTCACATTATGATTTGGGAAGGTAGGGAGGAGGATTGATGATGGCTGAGAATACCGTAATATCTTGCCCGTATTGTGGGGGAATGGACATTGAACTTTTACAATTTGATGAGGATGGGGAATATGCGGCGATATTTTGTCTAGGGAAAAGTTGCAGAGCATCAGGCCCAGTGGTGGACGCAGAAGATGACGATAACAACGAATTCGATGAGGATGCCACTTACCAAAAGGCACTTGCGGCATGGAACATTCGGAGCTAGCCGTGACGCGCTGAAGGGGAAGGAGGGGGGATGAGAGAGAAAGAATGCTATATCGGAGTAAAAAAATGCGGGTGTGTTGTTGCCGCTACGGTTATAGATCCGGCATGGACGAATGAGACGGCAAAGGATGTCGCGGATTTCATAAAGAATGGGCTAGACGTGGAGCGCACTACAACGGCATTTGCGCGAACCAATCTCAAGAGATGCCGGTGTGGGGAACAGATGCCCCTGCTGCCCGGCTCACTGTAGGACTAATGATAATGTTTACGACCGCCATAGCGCGACGACAGATTTTCAGCGGGACGAATTGCCCTTTATTTACGGGTCAATACAATACGTCCATTTATTGTGTCCGGACATAGCGAGGCTCCGATTCAATGTGTGAATTGAACAAAATCAATAGCATGGACAAACGGGAATTACAATACTGAACGCCATGGAACGACAATGGGAGAGGAGTAAGGATGGGGCCGAATACAATAGACGAGAACGTGTTGGCCGTGTTGAGCAAATGCCAAGTGGAAGGAAACACGGTGCTGCTCACCTGCGGGCAATTGGACCGGAAACAGTACATCGCCGTCAATTCTGTACTGGAAAGTATGGGCGGGAAGTGGAACCGAAAGGCGAAGGGGCATAATTTCACAAGCGACCCAACCGGCAAACTAGAAATGGTGCTTCTAACTGGAGAAATCGACCGCCCCGAGGACTTCGGTTTCTTCCCCACGCCGCCCTCCTTGGCGCAACGCATTGTAGGACTCGCCGACATCTCCCCAGGCCATTCGATCTTGGAACCTTCCGCCGGGGACGGAGCCATCGTAGACGAAATAGTCCGCGCTTGCTCTAGGAATGCCCTCCTCTCCTGCGTAGAGTTGTTGCCCGAGAACTGCGCTATTCTATCCAAGAAAGGGTACAAGGTCGAGCAGGCAGATTTCCTCGAGTGGACTCCTCCAGCCCTATTCGACCGCGTTGTTATGAATCCTCCCTTCGCACGACAAGCGGACATCGACCACGTAAACAAGGCATGGGAATGCCTCCGTCCTGGCGGGAAATTAGTGTCGATTATGAGCGCAGGGATAGTGTTCCGAGAGAACCGAAAAACGGTAGCCCTCCGCGAACGCATAAAGGATCATGGGACCATTGAGCGCAATCCTGACGGGACTTTCAAGGAGTCGGGCACCATGGTCAACACAGTCATAGTTGCTATGTCGAAATAGCCGCCCTCGCCAAGGGCGAGGGGAAAGGGAGGGAAGATTATGACGGAAGAGGAGTGGAAGGCTGTTGAACAGCGAAGGCGCATCTTGCTGGCATGTACCGGCCCGGATTCCATGCTCTCTGACAAAGAATGCCTTGAACTGGCCGCTCTTTCCGAACTCGCCTCCTTCCGCGAGAAGCTCGACCGGGAGAAGGTGGCGAAGGTGGTCTATGACGCTTGCCCAAATTGGTCTACTACCGGATGGGAAGAGATGTCGGATGAGGACAGATGGTTGTGGTTTAATTACGCCGACGCCCTGATCCGCTACCTGGAGGGAGAGTAAGATGATTAAGGAAGAGAAGGCTTTGCGGGATCTGATAATGTACCCGTGTACCATTAAACAATCGGATTGGCCCCGAGTAACCCGACATATCACCGCCCTCGTCCGCGCCGTCCGGGAGGACGATGCCCAGTTAGTAGATAACTTCACGTCGATTAAGGGCTTCGGCGGGTACGCGTCAGATATAGCCGCCGCCATACGGAAGAGGGTAAGATAATTACTTGAGCACGGTCGGCAACAGGTAACTCAGGGCGATAATATTAAGGATGACGCCCCCAACTACGATTGCAAGTACGTTTATAACGATTTGCTTTAACAGGCCCTCGCGGGCCTCGCGCTCACGGTCGATGGCCGACCAGATATCAGTCTTCGCCTGCCGTAGCTCAGTCCTCAGTTCTGCCATGTCCCGGTCCTGTGACTGCTTATGTGCGCACCCGTAGGCGTTTAAGTCAGCGACATCCTTACGGATTGTGTTAATAACGCCCCATTCATCACCGTTTGACATGGTTGCCCCTATTCGTGTATTCAATAAAATCAAATACTTACGTTTTTCGCCGCCTCTGTGCTGAATCCACCCCTACCCGAGTACATTTTCGGTACTTGAACGCCGCCTACCCCCCGCCGCTTATGGAATTTTGGGGTGTCCAAGCCCATCCCCAATGATCTTACAGAGACGCCGACCGTCCTCCCCCACCACCGGGCAGGAGAGGACGGGGCATCCCTCACACTTTGGGGGCGGCGGTGTCGGTGGTAACTGTGGTGGTGGTCGTGGTGTCCGCTTTCGTGGGGGCAAGGTTGGCAATGGCGTCGTCCTTTTTAGAACTGCCGAGAGAAGAGCCCAAGTAGAACGATACGGCAGTACCAGCGGCACCGACCATGTACCCGATCATCAGCAGGACGTATTTCTCGTTCGCTGCCGGTACTCCGGTGTAAAACAGGGACGCCAGTACAATGAAGAATCCAGCCGTATAAATCAGGGCGATTGCCGCGCCAACGGTGTTCTTGTCAGCCATCACATCCTCCCTACGCCGGGTCCGGGATCTTGTCCGGATCCTTGAGCCGGAACTCGTCCCGCCGCTTGAGATACAGGGTGTCAATCTGCTCCTGTGTCATTCCTGCCAGCCTAGCCTGCTCGAAATACATTACGAGCAGTAGTTTCGCCAACTCGCCTGCCAGTACCACGCCTGCCGATGCGCTCATGTGGTGCCTCCAGTTGTGGTTCCGTAAGTTACTGTCCAAGGGTTATATGGTTGCCACGGGTAGGGGATGTACGGATTCGGATAGTACGGGGCTGTAGGGTAGTACGGCGCAAGCCGCTTCGGTTGCCCGCAAGAAGGGCATTTCGGCACTTCCTGTCCGCAACACGGGCAAACATCCACCGGACGGCAAAACGAACAATTCGCAACGCAGCAGGAAGATTGGTCATGGAGTGTAAAATTGCTTGTCGTTGTGGTACCGGTAATTTTTTCCACAATCACCCTCCTATCGTTGCAAGCTGATTAATTAAGTTTAGTAACATTGCCTCGTCATCCGCAGAAGGGGCCATCCCCTGATCGACGTACAGGAGATACGCGGACAGCAGCGGGCGGATCTTCTTCAGGACGGCTTTCTTCTTCACGACGATGGACTTCTGCGCGTCCGTGGAGGTCGGGTCCGTCGCCATCCGCATGGTGTCATCGTACTGTGCGTTGTAGATGCCCAACATGAAGTTCGCCCGCTCCTTTGGCGTCTGCTTAGCCCACGGCTTTGCGTTGAAACTTAACGACGCGCATCCGGCGATAAACAGGACCAGGATGCCGAGTGCTACAATTCGCTTGCGATTCATTTCGGTCTTCCTCCCTTGCCCCACCCTTTACCGTGGATTACGGTAGGCGGCGGCGTATAAACACACGATTGCGTCAGCACTGGAGTACCAACGCACCCCGAGGGGCTGCTTGATAAGAAGATTCGAGTCTGAGTGCCATCCGACTGACACTCCGACCATCCGGAGTAGGTATAGGTGCATAACTCCGGTGGGGGCGGCTCGGTAACGGTGGCAGGTGCGGTGGTGAACGACCGCACTTCCGACCACGGCCCCCACGTTGGCGATACGCTTGCCAGCATCTGCGGTGATTTCGATACCTCTACCGCCTGTTCCGTGCCGCCGCATCCCTGCGCACACAAGAACAGGATGGCGATCAGGACGGGCGCAAATGAACGTTTCATTCCGGCTCCGACTCCTTCAGTTCAAAGTGAGCGAAGTCGGGGGACCGCCATCGACCGCCCCAAGTCAACCCGAGAGATTCCCCGATCTGCCCGGCCTCCGTGTAGTCGGGAACGTCATTCGCGTTGACGTTTGCCTTCAGATCCCACGTCGGGCTGCCGTCGCTAAGGATGGCGATATCGAAGGCCGTCCGTTTCGTGTGCATGCTTTTCTTCGTCCATGTCACCTTCGGGCGGGTGTCACCGTTGCGACCACGGGACCATAGTTCAAGTTGTTCTTCGGGGCTTCGAAAAGTACAAGTAATCATCCAGGGGATACCAGTCTCGGCCATGCGTGCAGCAAATTCTTTGATCTTTTCCTGCATAAGAGGAGTAAGGTCCTCAATTTTTCTGCTTGCCATTGTTCCTCCATGGTCGTATAATTAACAATGTCAAGTGCATACTAATGATAAGAATACGGGAGGATGAAAATGGACCATGGCGAAGAATTCATATGCGGTTGGCTTTCTGGATTCTTTGATGGTGAGGGAACAATTCTTACCCCATTTGCAAAAAACGGGAAACATAGATCCCAACATCTTTCCGTAGTAAACACGGATCTTGATATGCTCAATAAATGCAGTGAGTTTCTTAATAGACTTGGAATACACCATATATTTCATAAGAGGGGCAGGATGGGTAAACCCCACTGGAAACAGTCGTACTTTATATTTATATACAGGGGTGAATCTGTAGTTAAATTCTACAACCTTGTTGGGTTTATTTCTAAGGAGAAGAAAGAAAAACTTAAAGATACTGTTGAGTATATACTTAGAGATAGATGCAAATATGATAGAGAAATTCTTAAAAAAATGTACTGGGAAGATGGAATGTCCTTTAGAGAGATTAGCGATCATTTTGGACTTAAATCTAAAAGCGGAAACAGTATTAAGCGGGTTTTTGATAGATACAAGATACCCCGAAGAGACAGCCTGTGCGGTTTCAATAAATATAATTCTCGCCCGCCAAAATACGACAGGCTGGAGGTTAGGGATCTTTTTAACTCCGGGATGAACGTATCTGCTATTTGTAGGCATTATGGTTTATCAATAGGAAGCCACAATAAATTCAGTAAGATGATCAAAGGATGACCCCCTGCCTCCGCCATCGCTTCGGCGAACCGAAGGGCGCGGAGTTGCATCGCTGGAACGAGGTCTTCAAGCTTCCGGGACGGCATAATCCCTCCAAATGACAAACGGCCCCGAAGGGCCGCTGGATTAAAGATCGTAGGATACTAGGCGTATATCTATAACTCGAACCAGAAATTACCGCTCTTTATGAACATATACATCATGTTCGGATCTAAATCCTTATTGGCACCCGTATTTGTCCAAATGTTCGTACCATGTTCGATGGTTATTGTGCCTGGTACTCCAGCCTTTAATACGATCTTTTGTCCGTACAAAGCATTATCGAAGTTTGTTATTGTGGTGTTGTTTGTATAGGTTGCCTCCCAATTTATATATCCTTCTACGTTTGGCGTTGTATCACCATCCGTAAATTGAATGGATGGACCATCCGGCAACGAAAATATAGATCCATCGTCAACGTTAATATATTGCCTTGTCACAGATTCAATGCTTTTACAGTTTAAGTATTGGTTTTTATTAACCGAGCTTGCAACTTCATCGTAGAATCCATATCTTGTATCGTTTGTTAGTTGTGATCTCGCATAGCAATTACTGAATATGTTGTTTGCAGAGCCTGAAGTTACGTGGAAGTTATCGTATGTATTGTCTGTATCCTGTGAATTGCTCATGCCCATGCAGTTTGAAAACTGGTTGCTGCCACCGGTTACATAGAATCCATGCCCGTAATTCTTGTCAGCCCTTACTCCAGTGAATCTATTGGAATGCCCGGAAACGTATACTCCAATGTCCGAGATCTCACCTACACAATCCGTTACGAAACAGTTAGTGCCCCTCATTGCGATTGCAACGTGGTACAGGTTGGCAGACTGTACCGTGCCTTCAAGGCTTCCTGAAACGGTCGCCTCGACACGGTGGAGGTAATGGTCAGTTCCGCTTATGTCTACCGCACCGATAACCGCCGACTGAGAGCGGTCCAATACGGCGTTCACCACAAGCACGTCCTCGATTACATCGGCCTTCCCTGCGAGAATAACGATCCCCTCGTCGGAGACGTTGTTAATCATCACGTTCTTTATGTGATTCCACGATCCGGCCTGTATCCGTATGCCTTTTACAGGCGTATCCGCCCCCAGTCCCTGAATGTCTATGCCGATGACTCCCGCTCCCGTTGCACCTCCAGCAGGGGTGTCGATGACTATTCCGGTTCCCGAGGCAAGTAATTTCGACCTTTGAATGCTGCTTGGAAGATAACCGATGCCGCCGGGAGATCCGACTAGCACCACGCCGTCTTTTATCTCAAGATTTATGCAGACATACGTTGCATGAGGGAAGTAAACAACCCCACCCCCGGCGTCATATGCCGCGTCTATCGCATCTTGAATCGCCTCTGTATCGTCAGTGGCGTCATCGCCCGTGGCTCCGAAGTCGCGCACGTCAATAACAGTCGGTTGCAGGGCGGAGTAACTGATCTTGTGCCCTACATGCCCGCCCGCACTAGTAACGGTGTTATCAGGATTGCCAATCTCGATATCTTCCCTTGTGACTTTACGCACTTCGGCAAACCCAAGGGAGGCGAAGAAAAATGAACACACGACGGCATAGACAAGCCAATGCTTGCGGAACATAGTTGACTCCTTTGGAGAATAAGCGTAAAAGGGTTACAGGAGGTGCATTATGTGGCTAATAATTCAGATCGTAATTGCGATACTGATTGCCAAAGCGATAATCAGACTAATTAAGGATCATATTGGGCTTACCTGAATTAAAATTTATTTTTGTTCCAAAGGTATCTTTTGTGACGCTCTAAATATTCTATTAAATCGTCAATGTTATGAGCTTCTTGTACTTTACCCTCCTGAACTAGTTCCTGCAATCTTACATCCCATCGTGTCGCTTTTGGATCTCTTGTGAAAAACGATCCAAGTCCATTCTCGAAAGGTTTAACCATTGCCCATTCTTTATCGTTAAGATATACCGGGTTGCCGATTAGTGCCTTGCTGGTTGTCTTGCTTCTTGGTTTTGCCATTCTAGGCATTCCAAGAAAGCCAACTGTGGGTTCTTGTACGACATCTTTTGATGGCGTAACGTCAAATGGTTTCCCCGTTGTCACAGTTATTCCAGATTTATCGGAAACACTAGGCCCCATTGGACGAGGGCCGGGAGGCAATGCCTTCATGGGCGGTCTTACGGGTCTTCGGCCGATCAATATATCCGCTTGCGAGAACATATTTTTTACAGCACGGTTCGGATTATTTAGATATTTGTAATACTCCTTAATTCCTCGCATCAATCCTGCCGTTGCCGCCCCGCCCGGGCTCATTGTACCGATGGCCCGCGCCATTTCAGCGGCGGTGTAAATATCGGTGAAGTCTAGCAATCCCTTTGTATTCTTCCTTGCGTCTACCAATGCACGATTACTTACTTCCTTCTCGATTTCCCGCAACGCGCCATAATCTCGCCGCAATCCCATATATCCTGAATTTTCAACTGCGGTGTCTAATGCCCTGCGGAGGTTATTCGCGGCCAACAAGTCCACAGCATATCCACTAACCTGATCGGGCGAAGGATTCCTTAGGTATGCTTTCGTCCTATTGTTTAAGTTGGCAAGAAGATCCTGCGCCTGTACGAGAGTAAGTTTCTTTCCAGACATAACAGCTTCTAATTCTTTCGCCCTTGTTATACCACTACCGCCAGTCATCAAGTTAATTTGGTCGGATGAGAATGCCGACATTTCACTTGCTACCGGATTAAGGTCAACCGTCCTGCCTACATCGTTTGATGCTCGCAACATGGCATCATATTGATTGAATGTACTGCGCTTTGTCTGGTCTATTGATTGAGCAAACTCTGTAAGGGTGCCGGGAAGTTTGCCCTTTACGGCATTGCCAGCATCATCATAAAACGAAAGATTCTGTTTGTTCTTAACAATGGATTCTACTGCCGTCTGTGCCTTGTCGTAATACTTTGCCGCCTGTGCAGCATTGCTTTTACCTACTATCGTTGGCCGAATACCCTTGTTGAATCCTTCCTTAATGATATTGGTTAATCTGCTCTCCAACGGGGCAGGGACAAGTTTCTTGGCTATACTAAACGCGCCCTTCGCCGCGCCAGGAAGTAATCCCGCACCTATATCCGTAAGGAATGATGTTTCGCGCTGGCCCGTTGTGGCATCTTTCGGATTTACCGCCATGTCGGTAACTGTGGCCCCAAGGGATCCCGCAATAAGACCGCCAACGCCGGGGACCAGAGTTCCAAGCCCAATACCAGCGACGATAGGGGCGGCCTTCCTTGCAAATACACCGGCAGGCGGGACTTGTCCAACCGGCCAAGGAGACGCCCCCATTATGTCAGACATGGGATATGGTTCCTGCGGCGGGGAAATTGACGGAGCCGACACGCCTATCGGTTCCGCCTCATCCCACTCCGATAAGGGAGCCGCCTTATTCCACTCTTTAGCAAGGTTTGGCATTATTTCGCCTCCCTAATGCTCCCATCGGATAACTTCTCAAGGATTCGGCCATCCTTAGTCTTCCTGCGCTCGACAACGGTGGCCCCGCCGGTCGAAGATCCGCCCTGAATGCTAATTGGCTTATATAACGAGCCGCTTGCCTTTGAGTATTCTGAATATGCTTGTGCGTCAGAATTGTAATTGGTTACGTCCTGTTCATACGCTTGTCTGTACCCCTGGAGGATTGCCTTTTGCGATTCAGCGGGAGACATACCGCCTGCGGCCTCGTACATGATCGCTACGTCTCTATCAGACGTTTGTCCGATAAGTCCCAACTGCAATCGTAACGTTCCAGCAAATCCCCTAAGTTTTGCCTTTAACGTATTATATTTGGCATCCTCGGGCGGGGTAGTCCTCATAACATCAACCACCTTGTTGATTTTAGAAATTATCTCGCCCCTGACCCCGCCAGCCCCTTGGTCAATAAGTTTAATCATGCTGTCAATGTTCTGTATGTTCTTAACGGCTGTTTGTGCGGCTATCTTGGATTTCGGCAACTGCTTACCCATGGACCGAAGGGCTTCTTTATCCCCAAAACTCAATTCTTTTCCGGAAGATACCGCCTTCCTTGCGGTAGTCTCTGCGTTCTTTGCCATGACGCCAATCTGCCGGTCCCTCGCATCTTCTCTGGCGCGGTTGGCTCGTTCGGTTTCCGCAAGTCTTCGCTCTGCGATTTCATCTTTTTGGGATTGTTCGTCTAACTTCATCAAGTGCCCGCTATACTTCTCGTCCGACGCCTCGTATGACATCTTCGCGGTGTTGAAGGTAGCCATCGCCTTTGCGATCTTGTCCTTGTCTCCGGATTCCTGCGCCTTCTGCACCGCTCCCCAGGCGTCCACGGCAGCTTGCTTCTTCGCCTGTACTGTCGGCCACATGAACTGAGAGAACAGATTCTTGGACCCCTCGATAGTGGCTACTCCTGTCTGGATATCAATCGCCCTGCCCTTACCGGCCTTGTCGGTGTATCCGTTCTCTGCGAAGTATTTGAGGGCGGCTTGCTTCTGTTCGTCTGGAAGTGACAGGAAGGCGGGATGTATCGTCATGTCTACCATTCGGTTGTTCTTCGCTTCCAACTCCGCGTCCGCCTTCATTTGCCGCATGACCTGCGCTTCCTGTAGGGCGATATGCTTCTCCTGATTCGCCATCTGCTGCATCTGAGCTATTCCGGCCATCGTGTTGCGCTCGTCCTGCCGCTCCATCTGCTTGTACTGCATTACATCGCCAAGCATCGACCGGCTGGCCTGACCTGCGTTGCTATTTCCGAAATTAGCCAAAAATCCCATGACTACTTCCTCCCCACGGCGGATTGCTCATAGCGTTTGGCAATCTTTGTGCACCGCCACCATGCGAATTTCCACACCATGCGCTGAAAGAACGTAGGATCACGGAATATCATGTATCCTACGAATGCCTTGGCGAACGGAAGCAGCAGGTAGTTCCCGATGCCCTCCCGCCGCATGATCTTAACGATGGGTTCGGCCCACTCCAGGTACGCCATGAAGAGATCGTCTGGTATATTGTTGAAGCGATAGATGACACACTTTGTCCTGTCCTTCTCTGTTATCCAACCCTGCCTCACCAGCTCGCTACAAATTACAGACATCTCGCCCACCGCGCCTACGACGCCGCCGACCACGGCACCGATGGCGGTGCCTACACCCGGCACCACGGACCCCATAGCGGCCCCCGCCAACGCACCGCCAGCCGCACCGCCGACTGCCGCTCCTGTCTTACCCCCGCCGGGGAGGATCTTGTCGAATGTCTTGCCAAGCAACGATCCACCGACGAATCCAGCAGCCGCAGGGCCAAGCAACGAGGTGGCACCCAAGCCCGCCGCCGTACCTGCCGTGCTTCCGACTCCCTCCGCCGCGCCAGCGGCAAGGGAGGCATCGTAAGCGGCCATGCCGCCGACCTCTCCCGCGCCCGCACCAGACCCGACGCCGGTAAGAAGTCCCGCACCGCCACTACCCGCTCCAGCCGCGCCCGTTGCGCCTATCGCAGACCCGTATTCGATACCTGACATGCCAGCGGTAACAGAGGAAGGTACGGTAGAAGCCGCACCGCCGTATGGTGCGGCCATAAGGGAAGGGACATTTGTCCCGAGAGGTGCGCCTGTGGCACCCGTGGTACTCAACATCCCCGGAGTCTGCGACTTGAACCAATTCGCCTGTGCCGTTTCAAGCGCACTTGGCGGCTTGGTTAGGTACTTGTACCCCAGATACCCGCTCAGGGCCGTCTGCCCCAACCCGGCCACACCGGAGATTGTAGACGCGCTTTTCGCGTCCTTACGGGCCTGCTCTGCTTGGCGGGCCTGTTCTCGGATGCGGGCTTCCTGGGCGTCCCTATCTGCCGCAATGCCCAACATGGAATCCATCGCCCCTCGCGTCTCCTGGTAGCCCGCCGGGAGGCCGGTCAACGCCCTCCGTTGGTTCAACCGTCTCCAGTAATCGTTCTGCTGACCGAGTAGATAGGGCATCTCTTTACCTCACGTCCTGACGTTCACCGTCGTAGTAGGCGACGATGTAGATGGGTTCGCAGCCGCAAGTCTCATCATCCGTGGTAAGCGATAATTGGAACTCATGGTGAACATGCGGGCCTTTCGACCCTGCGTTAAGGATGCGGGTCTTCAACCGCTTACTGTCCGCAGGGGAGAACGACCCGAGGGAATTGCCGATGGTATCCGTATCCCCGTAGTGTGTAACGGCCATGCTGTTGGCGGTGGTGTTCTTCGACACCTGCACCACCTTGACCATGCGTAGGGTGGTTTCCTCGGATATCTGGTTCTGATTGAGGGCGATGTCGCCGGTCTTAATCGTGTGGATGATATCGTTCCCGTCAAAATCCGTGCCGTTTTCCAGTCGGTAGACATATCCTGCGGTATCGAAACCGTAGATGTACGAATTGCCGCTTGTATCCATGACGGACGTTCCGCCGTACAGATACTTCCCCTCTCCCCGGACGACCTGATACCATTTCTTGTACTTGAACGAGAACACCCACTCTGCGGTTCCCACCGGGCACCAGTGGTATTCGTCGTACACCGGATCGTAGAACCCCGTGTTCGAGGACGAACCCGCATAGTTTTCATGGTTTGGATCGAACTTATCGCGGATGTCGTGAGACAGGAGCGGGTCCAGTAGGGCCGACCCGTCGAATACCTCGATGCCCCTCTGGGATTCCCACACGACTATCTGACGACGCACCCCACCACCAAGATCTCCCACCGGGATCGTCGCCATCGTAAGGGGGGCGCGGCATCCCACCGCCGAACTTAACAGGCGCGTTCGATAGACATCCGAATCCGAACCATTGCCTTCCAGTAAATGAATCTCCCCTGGCTTGGTAAGCAACAGCATGTCCTGCACGGCGGAGCCGAACCGAAGGAACAGGGAAGCCCCTGCGTTTATCTCCTCCTCCTGCCCCAATGCGAACTCATAGGCATCCAGTCCGTTGAACGTATTTGGATGGTTGAACGCGCTCATCAGGATGGTGTTCTTCGCGCCGTCCGTATTGCTTACAAGCACAACCCTGTTCTGATGAAACGCCGGGAAGGAGTATCCGCGAATATCCCTTGGTACGGGGATGCCCGCAATGTGATATATGTTGGTTGGATTGGTAATAGTGGCCGAAAAACCGACCCGATAGTAATACATGGTATTGGCGGTCTTCACTCCAGCCGTATCAGGGCCGCGCCCAATATATCCGGGTTCGCCTGTAGCGATGAACGTTGCCATATTGTAGGGTTGAAACCCCAACTGCCCTTTTACCGACGTAGAGCCAAGGTCGCTTTTCTTCTGCTCGTCCGCCCGGTCCTGCGCCCCCCACGTTACCCAACCGCTTCTTCCAAGAGTCTTACTGCCGTTCAATGTGCCGTCTGATATCGTTAATGCAGTCCACTCGTCGCCGTTCCAGTACGATACCGACATTAACGAATCGAGCACGTTCACGTTCTTGTCGATCAGGTTGAAGATCAATCCAGACAGACGCTCCATGCACCCGACGAACAGGTAGTCGGAGGACGTGTATCCGTCCAGTTTTGCGTATGTGGCTGCGTCCGCCTCCGTACCCGTGGACGAATAACCGTTTTCCAGCACGTTCGACGTGAAATCGTAGTAGACGGAGGACTTGTACCCCATCACGGAATTAAGGGGTCTTTCCTCGCCGTCCCACAGATCCTTCAGGGCCTGGAAGGGAATGGATACGGTGACTTGACTGAGAGTTATCCCGCCGAAATCAGCAGCCCCGGTAATGACCATCTTGTACCAATACAGGTAGGCTTTTTCCACGACGGTCGGGATGGAGGTGGCCGCTGTTGAGGCCCACGTTACCGTGCCGGTCTGCTCCAACGCCCTGCTAGATGCCGCCGTGTTGTCGGTGATCGTAAGTTCGGACCACGCCGACCCGTCCCACTCGGACATCTGCATCGTCGCCGTTCCGGATGACAGTGGGTTGCCAGTAGCCACCGTGAACTTGACGCCATCCAATGGCATGATGGAGCCGATGTAGGTGGTGGAGGAATAACCAGCACCATAAGCCACGGACGGGGGGGAAAAAGACGATGTGTGGCGGGCGACGGTAGAAACACGGTATTCATCGATCCATCCCTTGAACCAATTCGTGCTTCCGTCATTCCCGATGTATATAGTGCCGGAGTAATCCACAGGACGATCTGTATCCGTGGTTGATCCAATCAATGTCCCGTTGCGGAACATATAATAATTGTCGCCTGATTCGACTATCTCATAATGAGCGTAGGCGTATGTATATATGGAGGACGATGTAAGTGTAACGACTGTTGTAGTTGCTTTTATTTCGAGATTAAGCGTCCCATACCCGTATCCGTTGGTGGTGAAATAAATCCTCATGTAATTACTAGCGTTTGTACCGTGATAATATATTGGTTCGTTTGTGCTAGATGGGGTGCTATTAAGGAACGCCCAGAAGTCTATCGTCCATGTTCCGGCAGAGAAATTAAAATCGGCATCGTCTGGTATTGTCAGCCTCGCCGATGTGCCGTTAAATTCTGCCGCATGAGTGCCGAATTTAGCCGGAGCAGTGAAAGAGACGTTGGAGTTTGTTACGGTATGGGGTGTCGTAGCGGAAGAATCCGTAACGTTATTGTCAAGATGAAGAAGTAATGCCGTATCGGTGTCAGTCCCTTGGGCCGTATGGATGGTCGCAAGGTTGTTGGCGTCCGTCTTCGTGTTCGTTATCAGGTCGCCGTAATCATAGACCTTACCCGTCTCCGGAATATCGATGAACCCCGAACACCTATGCTCGTCTCCACCCCATAGACACGCTTCCTTGCCGTTGGCGTAAGCCAGTGCGCCTCCAGGCGCGTGAGCGAACCGGCCCGTAGTCCCCCCCAACGTATCGGTGAACAGTGCCGTTGCGTCGAACGCACCTTGATTCGGTATGGTGGTATCGTTCACCCACACTTTGCCGTCCGAAGTCCACGCCATGACGTGCGATTCGACCGGAAGACTCTTGCGGAAGTGGTACATATTGCGGATGCCGGTGGATGACAGGGCGGTTGTGTTGATCTCCGTCATCCCGGCGATCCCACGGTGGTACTGATCCGAAGGCCGCAGGTTGATCGCTACAGACACGTCCTCCGGGCCGATTGTCGCCGGGTCGTCGGCAGTGCGCAATCGTCCCTTGCCGACCGCGATCTCTCGCGCTCGGAATCTATCCGATTTAGAAGGCATTTAATTACCTTTTACGAACCCTTGGGGATGGTCGTCCAGGTGGTGAGATTTTCCGTTATGGGAGTCCACGTACCGTCCGATGCAAGGAACCCGTCCGTCCGCAGTCTCGATTCGAACCCGTCGCCTCCGTCGTCATCGATGAACCCGTCCGATATGGTTCCGTATGTCGGTTTGGCGATTTCCGTCCACGTGGCGGCTGTTTTCTCAACCTCTACCCATGAAGTGCCTCCGATGATCGCGTACACCGCATCGGATACCTCCGCCGCTTGCGTGATGGCGAAGGTTCGAGCATCCTTGAACGCGCTGATAGAGTCCGACGCTGATACGCTGTCGCTTGCCTCTACTTCAAGATACTGCTTGATTGCCGCCACAGAATCGCTGGCGTCCAAAGTGTCGGACGCCGACACCATACGATCCGCCTGCGCCGATAGCGCATCTATGGCGGATACCAGCTCCGCAACTTCGATGTTTAATTCATTTAGTTGTACGGCGATGGAGTCTCCAACTCCGAACGTATCAGTAAAGAACGGGGTTGGTTCGATCACACCGACAAGAGAACTGGCATACTCAAGAGACTCAATCGTATCCTCGATGGACACGAACAGAGGATTAAGGTTTAAGGAGTCTGCGTCGTTCGATTCGGCGTTGTCGGATAGATTCACCAGTAAGGGTTGAAGGATATCGGTGGTACTATCCAGACTCGAAAGGACATCGGTGAGACTGACGATCAAGTTGCTAATTACAACCGAAGCCCCATCGGCGATACTTGCCGTATCGTGCGATAACTGGCTGGTGTCGAACTCCCCGGTTTCGCTCCATTCGCTCCACGTCAGCGCCCGATCCTGGTTGCTGATCGCGTCTTTTACATTCAAGGTTAAAGACCCGAACAGCGACGCCGATGCTCCATCCGCAATGGACGTTCTATCCAAGGAATACGGGGTGCCGTCGTCCGAAACACCGAACGTCGGCGAAGATACAACCGGCCCAACGCCCGAGGATAGCGCCGTAGCCGGCACGTTCGCTGTTATTACCTCGTCCGCAGAGATCGTATAGTTCGGAACGGCGGGGATGGTAATAGTTACAACGGTATCGCTCGTCCGCACCACGCAGGAAGGATTCGCCAGCATGATTGCGATAACTTCCGCGTTCCAGCCAAGCGGTTCGTTCTGTGCCGATACAAGGCCATTGATGATATTCGACCTGATGGCGTCGAAATCGCCGAAGTTGATAACTGCTATATCGACCAGTTCATCTACGGAAACGGAATCTGTGTTATTGATCGATAAATCTGGGGATACCCCACTGACTTCGCCCGAATCGGACGCGCTTACCGAGTCCGATTTCGATACGGTAAGGAAATCCAGAACATCGGTGGTTGCATCCCTTGCTTCTAACGAGTCCGAAACGGATAGGGAGTATTGAACTGCTACGGTATCACCGTCATCCTCGTATACGGAATCTAAGACGTTTATCTCAGCGGGGGATGCTTGGCCTTCCTGTACTTCAAGTGCCGGTTCCGCCTCGCCTGCGGAGATTTCGTCCGCCACGGATAGCGCATACTGTACCGCCACAGTTGTTGCATCCTCGAATGTGGCGGCTTCCACGTGAGATGGTTCGGGATCGACGTCAACGGAGAGCGTCGGCGAGGATACGACATCCGCCGAACTGGACGTGAGGCAAGCGGAAGGAACGGTAGCTGTGATCGTCTCCGGTTCCGTTATCTCGTATCCGGCCACCGTAGGGATCGTGATCGTTACAACTGTATCGCTCGTCCGGACGCAGCACGTAAGATCCGCCAACATCGCCGCGATTACTTCCGCGTTCCAACCCGCCGCTTCGGATTGGGCGGATACCAGTCCGTTGATGATGGCCGCACGGGAAGTATCGAAGTCGGGGTACTTGACCGCTACCGTATCCGTGTCTTCTGCGGACAAGGTATCGGTTGCGTTTACTTCCCGTGGGGCGGCTTCTCCGCCCTCCACAGTTGCGGTCGGTTGCGTCTCACTCGCCGATGTGGATTCGGACAGAGAGACATTGAACCATGCCAATTGAGTCGTTGTTCCATCGTTTACGGAGGCCGTATCGGTTCCGGACGCCGGTGCGGGCGATGCCGCCGCCGTTATCAGGGTCGGGTACGACTCGCCCGCATCCAAGGCTAGCGCGGATCCCTGCTGTACGCACTGGAAATAGTAGGTCGTGCTGCCGGTAACGGAAGCGGTCGCCTGGAGGGCGAAGTCCACTTCCATCGCCGCGCTTGCGCCGACGCTTAGACTGTTGGTACCGGACTCGCAATACTCGCCGAACGACGTGTCATCGGACAGTTGGCTTGTGCCGGATACTGCGCTGCCTTCGGTGCCGACTCCGTTGGCGTAGTTCCAATGGGCGGGTGCGGCCCCGAACGCCGTGGGGGAGGACATATCAGAATTGGTGGAGTATTGCATTGCCACCGCAACGGATGTATCGGCCTTGGCCCCCAACTCGGCGAACGTAAACCGAAGATGAATTATGTCATCGTTATTGGCAAGCGTCGGCTGTGCGTTCTCGTTGGCAAGCGGAGTCGGCGCTGTGGAAGAGTCGTTAGCAACCCATCGCCAATTTTTTTGTACGGGAGTGTAAGTCGCCATGCTATCTCTGCTCCCCTTCGTACCAGAGTCCGCAACCGTCGCATCCCGCTTTCCTTGGCCCGCCAGGAACCGGGTACAGAAGGCATATCAATGGCTTCATGTTCTGTATCCGGCAGGTGTTGCCGCTTCCAAGGAACTCGCAGGGATTGCCACGCGTGTCGTAACAGCACTTCCCACAACGCAGGCATTCCCCTTGACGCACCTTGCCGTCAATGGAAACCACCTGTCTTGTATAGATTTCGACTGTTGCGTACTTCGGGGGAAACCCCGGCATCAGTGAAGCGTCCTTACTCTCCAATAGTAACGAGTCTCCGGCTGGAGTGCCCCCCCGGACTGAACGTTGTACGTGCAAACCGAAGTGCAGGCGGTCGCAGGATCAATGGTCGCATCGTCTACTTCAGGCGATGAAAAATCGGAGTTGTCGTCAACCTGGATCTGATACAGTGACGCCCCAGTAACCGCGTTCCACGTGAACGATACGGGCCATCCCACGGGGGCGCCACCGGAGGGCGTTAGCGTGACGGGGGCAAAGGTAGTGGTAGCCGTCCAAGGGGCCCCCGAATCGGGCACCCCGCCGATGGTCAAGGTACAGGAAGGGTAAGTCGTACCGGCGGATGCGGACGACGTGCCGCAATATCTAACCACGTCGTTTAGAACGACAGTACTAGAAGTGGAACTGCACGCCCCAGCATTGATCTTGAACTCGCATCCGGTTCCGCTGATACTGATCTCCGATGCGGCGTTGATCCCTGCAACGGTTATCGGATCGGAATAGATTACCGTGGATCGAGGTGCATTCGTATTGTCCGTGAATGAGAAGGTGTCAGGCGTTGTATCGGAACCACCAGATGCGTACTCATACGCCCCTATGTCCCACGTACCGTCCGCGCCGAAGGTATTGCCATCCATGTCCACGGTGAAGTACGAGGACAGGTTTGTACCGGCGTTGCGGGGGTAATTAGTACCGGTTGTTGAAGTTATGTGGAAATCATCCCCGGCGTAATCTACAAATGCATTCGTCCCGGCGGCGACGATGTTGTTGCTTGCCGTGCCGCATGTATCGTTCGAGGATTCGTAGTTTAGGTTGTTCCTCCACTCCCCGCCAACGCAACTCGGGCTATCCGATGTAAATAGTGATCCGGCCAATATATCCGCAAAGGTATTGTTGAAAACCTTTATCGCTCCAACGGCACTTGTTATTTCTATGGCTTTAAGCCCCGTAGAATCCAAATGGGCGAATACATTCCCGTATATCTGCCATGCCGTGGAGCCACCCGTCTGCTCGAAAAACATCCCCTCACCCACGCCATGACCGCTCGGACCCCTATAAAAATGACTATACCGAAGGATGCCATTGGGGCAATTCCAAGTGATAATTCCGTTGGGATGATATGTTCCAGAGTTTACCGGGGCAATATCGTACATCTCTATGTATTCAAACGTCGGACTGCCGCACGATACGGCGTATATCCCCGATTCCCAATCCCATATCTTCAGATGGGAAAAGACATTCCCATCTTGAGTCGCCGCTCCAAACGCAGTTAAGTCTACCGCCCGCCCATCATTTGTATATGTTATATATCCGGGTCCTTGAATATCCATGTACTCAAAGGTTAGATAGTTGGCACCTACATCCGAGTATCCTATTCCAGCCCCGCCCGTTGTCGCTGACAGGTCTATCCACCACCCGTAACTTCCGCCCGAAGCGGTTGTCCGACCGGAAACGGTTATATAGGCACTGTTATAATCTACGGTGATCCCAGCAGTATTATGTACCGTGCTGGCATAAGATGAACTCCATCCGGCGGCACCAGTACATTCGGTGGCGTCCGTTCTCGCTCTACGAACATAAATACGTGTTCCGCTTGTGCAAACTTTATTCGTAACGAGATCCTGTTCGTAAGTTCCACCGGCAACCCAAATGGTGTCGCCGCACTGGACCGTAGACCAGTTGATGCCGTTCAATTCGTTCCATGCGGCCGTCCAACTAGTACCGGTGTTGGAACCGCCCGAAGGTCGGACATACCAATTCGACGCGGCGTCTGCAAAGGTGGAGAGTGTCAGGATCAGGAAGGCAAGGATTAATTTTTTCATCGGGTAGATCTCATTTCTTCCGTCACGTTCTTGTTGTGTGCTCCGATCCGTTCCCAATCCCGCAGGTATCTATTTCTGGCCTCTTTATTTCTTTCTTTTGACACAACGAGAAGATAATCTTCGCAAAGGATATAGCCGTCTGTTACGCCATGCCCACAGCAGGAGGTTATTGTCTTCACCCCGCCTTTATTTAGCGCGTCCACCATCTTGGAAATACACGAATCTATTTCTACTTCGCGCCAATCAATCCTTACGTTCACCTTATCAACGTAGTCACAGGCACCGGCCTGTTTGGGCCGAGCAAGGCTTTCAAGCAGCGTCCCGATAGTGCAAAGGGAGAAGATAAACGCCCTTCTGGATATGTTCCTCATATTCATGACCCTCACAACCACACGTCGTAAAGTTTAAGGTTGTCTATGTAGAAGTTCGCTGTATCGCCCGATACACCGATTTCCATTACAGAAGCCGTACCGGAGATTGTGTTTAGGGTGGAGTTGTAGACTCCTGCCGTATCCGAATCCACTTGAATCGACAGATAAGGAGGACCACCGCCTGTCCTCCATTTGAATGTAATGGTGTGCAAAGTACCAGTTGTCATAGATACCGTTGTCGTATCGCTATTCCCGCCGCCGCCGCGATATCTGGCCTTTATGTCTGCACCCGTAACCCCCGCATAGACCAAGATATAGTTGTTGGCGTCTATGTTGAATCTTACGAATGACGATGACACATTCCCTGTTGCCACATAAAGATCAAATACTAGTGTCCCTTGTAGTTGATCTACATCTGTCGGGATCGTGGCGTATTCGGTGGTCCCTGCGAGGGTCTTGTAAAGACTGTAGGTGCCGTCCGACTTCTGCGTGGAACTGTACGCCATGCTATTAAAGCGAGTAAGCGTCTTGGTGGCGTTAGTGCTGCCGCCAACGGGAGTACCTTGCGTTATATCGTCGTTATTCTCGAAGTGCATTTCGAGAACTTGGTTGGCTTCGGGGGACCATGCCCCCCCCGCGATCCACGTATCGCCGGTCAAAGTAAGGATAATGGTCTTCGTGCCATCGGCCTTGACGGCGGTTTCATTCAGCCCGGTGGCCCCGGTGCCGGTAGTCGCACAGGTCGCCATCTACTATCCTCCAATCCTGCATTTGGAACCCATAACCTCGGATACGTGGACGGATAAATCCTGCGCTGGCGCGTTGCACTTCGGGCACAATGGCTTCTCCAACGGCACCTTGCATTCCGTGCAGTAATAGGAAGTACATATGAGAATGTTCGGAGGAACGATGTCAGGCTCGGACATTCTTTTTACCTTTCTTCGGAGGCGGCATGAACCGCATCTCTTCGCCTTGGCTTGGATACTGAATGCCGTTCCAATCAATGTGGCGGCAAAAGACCCGCGTATCGCATAAGTAGGGGCGATCCATCTTCTGATGCTTTTTCCAACCGGCCTTCGCCAGCAACCCTTCCTGTATCAGCCGGTTGTAGAAGAAGAAATCCTCGGTGCCGCCCGTCACGTTCCACATGTTTGTTTCAGGATCGAAGTACGCCTTGTTCGGCGTCTCGAACACCTTCCGCGTCTTCTGCCCGCCGACCATGTACTCGGGAGAAACCTTCCAGATTTCCTCAAGAATGGACCGGTGGATGACGTTGCAGCCTAACCCCATGTACCGCACCCACACCTCGTCGCCCATCTTCCAGTCGGTCATGTACCCGTTGCCGACTTCCGCGTACAGTAGCGGCTCGGAAGGAACGGATTTGATGAAGTACAGCCCGCCCCAAATTGGGTTATCCGCCCGGAGGATACGCTCGTTCCATAACTGGAACGTCTGCGGAGGCAGGATAACGTCATGGTCGATGAAGAACAGCCACTCCCAGCCGCCTTTCAGGAACTCCATGACGGATACGTTCCTGGCGTCCGCTACGAGGAATCCCAACGGCGCGATGTTATCCAACCACGTGATGTATTCCGTATGCGTCCAATTCGGCGGGATGTTCTGCCCGTACCGGGCCATAAGGAACTCGGAACGGATCAAGCCCGTCATGGGGATGGAGATGAATACCCTCTTCCCCGGCGCGATGTTGGAGCGGACGATCTTCCCGTACTTCGGAGGGAATGGTTTGTTGTTCATGGCAGCACCACCCCGATGCCGCCCCACGACTGGATATCGTGGTCGATCATCTCGATGTGCTTCTTGCCCTTCTTCACTTCTCCCCAGAACTTATCCACCTTGCATTCAGGGACAAACGGGTGGGTACAGATATCGTGGAGCGCTATCGCGCCTCCCTTTCGCACCAACGGCGAATACGTCATATAGTCCTGCTTGGCTCCTTCGTAGGTGTGATCCCCATCGATCAGCAGGAAGTCGATCTTCCTGCCTTTCAGGACTTGCTTGAGTTCGTCCAGCGTGGATTTAAGGTGGGAATCCCTGCGGATCAGATGGATGTTCTGCCCCTTCCGCCCGTAAGCCCGGAGGATCGATTCATCCATCGGCACAGCTTCCCCGCCGAACTTGCCACCGGGTAGATCGATGGATACAAGCGTGGCGTTCGACCGTGCCACCTGACACAACCCGTAGAACACGCCGCCGTGCGCGCTCCCAATCTCAACGACTACAGACAGGTCCATGCCCTTCAATAAGGCGTACAGGGAATGAAGTTCCGATACCTTCTGCATCGCCATCTTTTTGAGCGATTCCATCGTCAGTAGGAAGCAGTAGTCCGTGTCGATCTTCCGCAGGATGATCTCCAAATTCCCCTGCGGCTTCCAAACAGAGTGCTCCACCTTCCACGGCTTCGGCTCGTACTGATGATAGAGAGGGTAATTCGGGTCGAGCATCTGGAACGATACTTCGGTGAAACCAGTTACATGCGTCGGGTCGTTCCAATACGCCTGCGAACCGGCGTAAGGAGTCGCCAACGCCATCTGCCCGCCAGGTTTGAGCATCCGCCACATCTCGTCGAACCATTTGAGAATTAGGTTCGGCGGGATATGCTCCGCTATATGCGCGGCCTTGATGGTGAATACGGAGGAAGTTTTAATTGGATAGGGGAACTTTTCCAGGTTGTGAACGATATCCACCCCTGGCCGTTTCCGGGTATCTATTCCCGTCCAATTATCTTCCTTACGGTCACGACAGCCGACATCCAATAACGTTCCAGTTTGTTCGGCCTTCACAAAACCCCCTGTTTATTGTATTGTTCTAAAACCCGCTAACTATACGGTAGTGCTCACGAAGGATAAATCGTAGGTACAATTAACGGCCTGGTTGGTGGCAACCGCGCTTGTAGCGAACGTCGCCGCACACATTATCGATCCATCCGTCGCCGAATGCAGACCGGCCTGACCGATGGTGGTAGCCGCCGCGAACCCGTTGCTTGCGAACGTCGCAAGGTGGCGGGCCAACGCTCCGTCCGTCGAGGAAGCGCGACTGGAAGAGGACGAGGACACCGTGACCATGTGCGATCCGGCGCACTGGCTGGTCATAGCCGTCCCGTTGGTAGCGAGGGTGTCCGTACCCTTGCCGACCGCCATGTAGGCGACTGAGGCCGATCCTGCGACCCGCAGGAAGGTCTTCAGGAGATAGTCCTGCAAGCCTACGTTGGTGATGCGGTTCTTGTGCCATCCCGAATCCCCCGCGAGAGAACCGTCCGGGTTGACGATGTTCACCCGGCAGAAGCCGTAGAATCCGGGTGCATCGCTAGGGGTCTTGCTTCTCTTGCCGACTTTTCGTGCCATTTCTTTCTCTCCTTGTTGGGGTTTGGGTTAACTGCCTACGTCATGTCCAGCGGTGCGTACTCGATCACCAGGTTATCGTCGGGCGTTATGTTCGCCTTGATCTGGGACATCAGTACATCCAGGGTCTTTGCTACCTTCGTTGGATCTCTATCGATGCGGTTCAACGCCTTTATCGCGGCCCATGCCGCAAGAGCCTCCACCTCCTCATCCTTGAACCAGCAGTTATCGCTGTCGGATGACAGCGTTGTGGGGCGGGCCGTGTACCACATTTCCAGCGTATAAACGCCGTCTGGAATCGGTGCCAGAACCAGGGAAGGATCGATGAATGTGTAATAGATCGGCGGTCCTTGAAGGTGCTGTCCAGCCATGATGGTGTCGTTGGATTTGTACTGCAATTCAACACGGTTTCCGGTCGTTGAGGAGTACCGCCACGCTCCCCGGAACTTGTTGCCGAACAGATCCGCAGGCATGACGTAGGTGCTTGTAGCCGCCACCGTAGAGGCCGTTGCGCGGGTTAAGCCGTAATCGGGATTGACCTTCACCATCTCCGACAGGACGAATATCTGGGCGTCGTTGATGTATTCGTTTAGTTCCGCGTTCTGCCAAGTCGTGGGGGTGGTATCGTCCGTTTCGTCTATGTAATACCTTGTCTTCGCCCGGATCTGCTCCAGAGTCTTCATTTACAACCTCGCCTGTTCGTATTCAGCCATGATCTGATACAACCTCTCCTGCGGTACAGTTGCCTCGTTCATGTAGACGCTGTTGTTCTCGCGGCGTGAACACACCCAATCGTCGAACGATGAGGCGGTTGAATGATGGTAGGAGGCGAAGATCCCCAAGCGGTCCCAATCGAATCCATGCTTCGGGATGACGCCTGTTTTTACCGCTTGCTCCCATACGCCCGTACCCGGCATAGGCATGAGGATGTTGACCACCGCCTGCGGGGGGTGTTTGCCCTCTGCGGTGTTTCTACTTATAAATTCGTAAGTGTTGCGTACTTCCTCTTCCGTCTCCGTGGGCCAACCAACGATGAACGAGCAGGCGGTTTTGATGTCGTACTTATGCAGTAGGTCTAAAGCACGTTGGTTTATCGCAACGGTTGAACCTTTGTTCATAAGTTTCAGCACACGGTCTGATCCCGACTCCGCGCCGAAGCACACACCCACCGAACTAAACCTGTTAATCTGACGGCATAGGTCGTCGTCCACCATGTTCGCCCTAACGGTAAAACTGTAAGACGCCTTATCCGTATACCCCTTCTTTTCAAGCAGGCAGATGATCTCCTCGAACCGTTTGCGGTCGGCGACGAATAGATCGTCGTAAATTTCGATATGTGGATTTGCTCCCATGTGGAATACAAGGTGCTCAATTTCCGCAACGACATAAGGTGCGCTGAAGAACCGCGTCTTACCCCAAAACACTTTCGCCGTGCAGAAAGAACAATTGTACGGACACCCTCTGGAAGACATCATATAGACTCTTCCGTAGTAGTCCCTGTACGGCATCGGGATGGTGTTTATAGGATTGATGTATCCCCTGGGCGTGGTAACTATTACTCGCCCTTCGTGGTGGAATGCCAACCCCGGTATCTGCCCGATATCGGACCCGTTCAATAAAGCCGGAACGAGTTCGGAAAACGTCTCCTCCCCCTCGCCGATAACCCCTATGTCGAATTGCTCCGACATGGATTCCGGCAGGTAGGAGACATGATGCCCGCCAAGTACGGTGATGACCTTTGGATTATCCTTCTTTGCCGCTAAGGCGATCTTCTGCGCCACCCCGTAATCCTGAGATGTGGATGATATGGCGAGAACATCGCAATCCTGGAAGTCGTCTATACTTACAGCCCTTCGGATCTGCGCTTGGTCGCCTATCCGCTGCGCCATGTACGCCTTCAGGTATCCATACGACAGGGTTGGATACCAATTCACATCCGTGGGCCTTCTTGCCTGTACGAACGTAATGCGGGCTTGGGAGGCTATGTCGTCAACCCCTTTCCGTTTACGTGAGCATCCATAGCCTTGGCGATGAGAGGTGCGACCACCTCCACGGACCTTTCCCGTTCCACGTATCGCTTGGCTTCCCCACCAATCCGGTTGCGTTCCACGGGATCTTCGATCAACCGGGATAACTTCTCTATCCATTCGTCCTTAGAGGACGCCAGGTATCCCGTTTTCCCGTCTTCGATATCGTCCGCATACGGAGACATGTTGCTTGCAACTGTCGGTATTCCTAACGCCGCATGTTCGTAGTATTTGATGGACGATTTGCAGCGGTTGAAACTTGTATCCCTAAGTGGACAGATTCCTATGTCTGCCCCTACAAGTTGCATCCGATACGGGTATCCCTCGATATGCACCCAATCCAAGTATTCGTAACGATCCTTCGGTATATCCTTCCAGAAATGCTCCCAAGAAGCTCCCATCATCACCCATTGGACTTGAGGGTATTTCTTGGTGATCTCCGGGATGACCTCTATGATCTCCCAAAAATCCTCGTAATGGGAAACCCCTCCCTGCCAGAAAATACGTATTTTATTCGGATCTCGCTGAAGGGTTTGCTTGCAATCCCACGCCTTCATATCGATGGCGTTTGGAAATACGAATATCTTTTTAGCGTATGGCTTGTATTGATCCATAAGTACGGGAGTTGTTACCGATACAGCGCTTGCAATGGAAAGGAATTTCTTGTACTGCTCTTGTCTTGCCCTGTTCGCAGGTATGTTGATATTTATCTTATCCTTCCAAACCGCCTTCCCGTCTATTGACACTTCTTCCGTACCGAACGTCTCGTAATGTGCCGACCACGGAGATATATCGAATACATTGTCGTCTAAATCTAATATAATTTTCTTGCCCAATTTCTGTAATTCTTCAGCGCTATTGATTATATTTTCCGAAATGTTCCTGCCGAACCATATAATGTCGGCGTGATACGCGCCATCGTTGAATATCTTTTCCGCTTCCGGTATATTGTCCTTAACATCGAACTGCCATACTTTTGCCAGGTTTTTCTTTTCGATTTCATTTACTATCTGCCGTAGGCGTATGTGTGTACAGGCTCCGGGATCGCGGGTGATGGACAGTAATTTAAGCAACCGACACCTCCGCCGCAGGAGGTTCCACTTCCGATATGACCGTTTCAGGTTCCTTCTTCACCGCAGTTACGGTGGATTGCCAATACACGCGGGCGGGCGTGTATTCGCAGTCAACCTCAACCTCGAAGCTGCCGAATATGTTTTCCAGAAACGGTTTGATGGTGTTTATAGACACTAACTGCCGGTGATACACATACACCCCGGCACCCTCCGGGCGGTCGAGACCGAACAATACTCCGTTGACTTCCTTCCAGTTCGCCCAACCGTTGTCCCACATCTCGAAAACCTTCTCGAAATCGGGGAATGTAAGATATAGTTTCCCCCCAGGCTTTAGGATGTCGAACCAATGCTTTATCGCACCGTATAATTCACTTGGTTCAAGGTGCTCTATAAGGTGTCCTGCGTAGATAATGCTTGCGCTGTTTTTCTCGTATGGAAGTTCAAGTACGTTTGCGATCACGTCCGGGTCGCAGTAACCAGAAACGTCGATGTTAGTGAATCCGGGAAGTCGATGAACTCCGCACCCCAAGTTAAGCTTCATTTGACCACCACGTTTGCGGACGCCACGCCTCTGGAATCCTCTTCAGTTCGGTATTGAGGCAGATACTTTCTTACATACGCCGCCACTTTTTCGTTTGTATCCAATTCGGATATTTCGGGATGCTTCAGGAACTCAAGCAGCGGGATACTGGCTAACCGCTTCATCGTGCGGGTCTTGCTCCATCCAGGAGACTTCTGCATCTCGGCGCAATGAGCGGCTATCCTGCCGACGTTCTGGATGTGGTATACCTCGCCATCGGTACCTACGATGTCGGCTATATCGCTCACGCGATGACCGTCGTCGGCTACCCAAACGCCTTCTGCATCACGAATCCAACCCATAAACGATATCCCCCAAATACAATGCGGCGGATGGACCCGGAATCCACCCGCCGCAAGGCCCGGTTAGTTTAGTTGACGATTACGTGGTCCCCGTCACCACACCGTTGCCAGTCTCCGCACGGCTGACCAATGTCCCCTCCCATACGATCATCCGGGTTTCACCGTCACCCGTCTTGGCGAGAGGCACGATCTTGGTCGGGCGAAGCGTCCTGATCTCCCACAGGTCTTCCTGTATGATCGGGAACGCGCTGACCGCCGCCGTCGCCGCAGTAACGGAGGTTTCATACAACCTCTGAAGGAAGATGCGGATCGGGCCGAAGTCGGAGCGGTATATGTCAACCACGTTGACCGCTTCCTTGGAAACTGTATCAATGTACCGGGTAGCGTTGCCGCTATAAGCGGAGATAACCCGCTTGTTCGCCCCGGAAACGAACGCCGACTGAGGTTTCCCACCAGCAGCCCAGATCGTCTGAAGAAGCGTGTTGAAATCCCCTTCAGAAACCGCCGACCCAGAAGCGCACAGCTGGTTGGTGGTGATCCATCCCTGCTGAGCAGACCCGCCGCTGGTGCCGAGGAGGCCCTTCATGCGCCTTTTGGCTCCGATGTTGCCGGAACCACCCGTACCATAGGACAACGCAAATTCTATGTCTTTCGCCAATTCTTTCAGCTGCTTGGCGGTCTGATATGCCACCTCTGATTTTTTTCCTGCCTTATCGACAGCTTCGTTTGTGTCAGAGATGGTGAAGGCTTTCCTGACAATCTGCGTGTAGTTCCCCGTGCGGTCAGCAGCAGTTACCGCATCTCCCGTAACCGCATCGCCTTCAAGCTGTGCGTTGTCGGAATACTGAGCGAGAGTGTCCAACATCCACTCTTCGTACCGGGCATGTGCCTTGCCCTTCTTGAAACGATTAAGGAAAATCGTCTCGCTTGGTGATATATTGGCGATCACATTGTCGAGGGATTCCTTAAGTTTCCCGCCGCCTACGACGCCGGAAGCACCCTGGCCGTAGGTCGCATAGACGTTCGTTAATACTGTCATTTCTTTGTCCTCTTTTGGTTGATTTTAGTGGTTAGTCGGCGAACCCCATCTTCTCGATTACATCCGCCCAATCCGCTACCGATCCGGTTTCAGTGGCACGTTTTCTGGCCCGGTTCAATGCCAGTCGGCCATCCTGAGCCTGTACATCGGCGTTCGATCTGGCGGATTCCACCTTGGCCCTCTCCTTGGCGACTTCTTTTGCCCGCAGTTGTTCGAGAATTACTTTCTGCTTCTCGATCACTCTTGGCGGGATCGGTCGCGCGGGTTCCGGGTCAAGCATCCTCTCGCGGATGATCTTCTGCGCTGTCTGATGGAACTTGTCCGCGTAGGCTACTGGGTTCTTGTCTACCCAGTCCCTTGTGAACTTGTCCCAATGCAGAGAGTCGCTTAGAAGCTTCTGCCGTACTTCATCCGATTTCGGATATCCGTTGAACTCCTTGAATTTCTGGTCATGCGACCAATAGATTTTCTGCGCCATCATCTGATTGGTGACACGTTCATCGACGAGTTTCTGGAATTGATCGGGCGCAACCGTCATGGGTTCCGGGCCATCCACCTGATAACTAGGCTGCCCGAACTGTTTCACATGCTCCAGAAACGCCGGATCGTCCTTCATGCGGAGGGATACCTGATAGAAGGGTTCGATCTCCTTCCTCATCTCGGCCAGTTCCTGAAACTTCTGGTCGGCCCGCAATCCCTTCTGTGCGAGGTTAAGCAGTTCGTTTTTGTCCTTGATTACGTGCTCTTCGTCGAGGATCTTCAGCCTGTATTCTTCCTGCGGAGGCGGGGGCGGCGGGGTCTTTGCAGCCTCCTGCGCCCTGTATTTCTCTTCCTTCTCCGCTAATTGCTCGTCTTTCTCGTCGGCGGTCAACTTTCCTCGCTGGAACTCCGTTTCCACGGGATCGGTGTTGTCGATCCTGTTTTCCTGTACTCGGATGCCCCCGATGTCTACGTTGCCTTCTTCATCCATGTTGATATCATCGTCATACCCAATACCCTCGTCCGGCGGTGGAGGTTGCTGTTTCAGCAGGGAAGGTTCCGCCTGCGGTCGCCTTCCGCGCCCTTCTACGTTTGTGTCTCCGATGAACACCGCGCCGGTTTCTTCGTCCACGTAGAAATCCTCGTCGTTCATTCCGAAAGTCTCGTCCGGGTTGGCGGGGGCTTGAGGCGTGCCCGCTCCCTGTCTGTCGTCACCCATTTGTTGCTCTCCTTTTTTTGGTTGAAATAAAAAGGGCCGTCCCGAAGGACAGCCCTTTTGCTACCGAATACCAGCCTGTTTAATTATGCCGCGTCGTTATCTGTCCAGTTCCGTAGTGTCATGCCGCGTCATTCAGTAGTGCCTCGTAAGGTTCTGCCGCATAGTCGCGTCCAGTCGGGTTCCGTCCAATAATGCCGCTGGATATAATAGAGTTCTGTATAATGATGCCGCCGGGTAAGGCTGTGTCTTGTCGCCGTCACGTCGCGTGTAGCCGCCCCGTCTTGTACTACGATGTGCAATATAGCCTCAATGCCTCGTCGAGCCTTGTGACGTGTAGCCGCGTCATCTCGTCTAGTCGTGCCTAGTAAGGTCCTGCCGCGTCATCCGGTCCCGTTTCAAGCAGTCAAGTATGGCCGCACGGTCATGCCCCGCAAAGTCCCGCAAAGAAAAGCAAAGCATTGTCTTGCCGTGTCCCATTATGCCGCATGGTCATGTCCGGCCACGCCCCGTCAAACAAAGTAAAGCCGCGTTGCGTCATAAGGTGTAGCCACGCCGCGTCTCGTCCAGCCGCAAAGTATCATCTTGTCTCATAAAGTCTTGCCGCAAGATCACGTCCTATCTCGTGCTGTTACGCCGCATAGTGACGCGTTGTCAGGTTTTGCCGCATTGCAACATATCATCGTGTCCCGTACTGTGTAGCCGCCTTGTCGCGTCACGTCAATGTCAGGCCGGGTCACGTGTCGTGTAGCCACTGCGTCGCGCCTCGGGTAGCAATGTGTCGTCTCATCGTGCCGCCCTATCTCGCCTCGTACTTCACCACCTTGAATTTGCCCGCCTCCCTTGATCGGGCAGACCCGAAACCGACGAACTCTCCCGCATGATCCAACAATGCGCGGACATCATTTGGCGTCAATTTCCCACCGGCCAACATCTTGATACCGAACGTGATCTGCAATCCAGGCTCGAAGTACGCCTTGCGCGACATGATGGAGCGCGGTCCCTGCATCGTCTTCACCCGGCCTTGGAACTCCTCATACCCGTCCGGACCCTCCTTGCCTACGTGAATCCGCTCCGGCTTCACGACAAGCCCGATGGTGAGGTTCGTTTTCGTGCCGATCTTCTTCGCCAGCATCCCAACCGCGGTCGCTGACTCCTTCATCATCTGTTTGACCATAAAATCCCGCATGTAGATCCCGTCTGCATCAGCACGGAATCCAGTTGAGGACAACTCAACCTTCTCGTCGATTTCCCCCGGAGTCATCGCCTCGATCTTCTCATCCAATGATTCCTCGGGCATTGGACCCTTCGCCTCTATCCATGCCCGGAGAAGATCTTCTGATTGCGGGATTCCCCCATACATCCGAGTCGTTGTTTCAATCACCACATCAATTTCGTGATACTTGATGCTAAAAACCTTGCCGGTTTCTACTTGTTCCCCAACACTTTCTGCTACCTGTCTTGCCATTTCGTGCCCCCGATGGCTACCGCCGTCCTGCGCTGGGGAAGGCAACGCAGACAAAGGGACACCCGGAACTTGCGTTCCGTTTCCCACCGGCGGTTCCGTCTATGTTCGGAAGATCCATTGGCCCCTTCCCGACCAAGAATGAACATAGCATACACCCGCCGACGGGTTCGTGTCAAATTATTTCTTTACCCCTCCCTCGTTTTGCGTCTGTATTGCCTCTTCTCTTTTAGTGTTGCCAAACTGATTTTCGCAACTTCGCCGCTATCAGTTGCCGCGTTAAGCGCGTTCTCTACGCAATCCGTCGCCAGCATCAGGTGATAGGCGTTCTCACGCTCCGCCGTCTGACTCATCTTCGTGCTACGCCACGTTGAAATTGTTTGCTCCCGCAAATCCCTCAAAACTCGCTGGAGCAGCGGGCTGTCCAGAAGGGACTTCGCTTCCATTCCCGATTGCACTTCCTTCAGCCATTCCTGCTCCTGATCCATCCCCACCCCCCTGCTGTAATTGCTGCATTTGCATCATCTGTGATTGCTGCGTCTGTTGTGGGTTGGGAACGAACGCCTCGCTGTTCTTGAACCCGCTGGCCGCCCACCACTCGCGCATGATGGCGGACGCCTGCGGCACCGCCGCTGGGCCGAACAGTTGCATCGTCATCTGCAACCCCATCGCAAGGGACGCCGCACGCTGCGCCTGATCGATGTTCCCAACGCCAACCGACACGTCCAAATCGAACTCGCCGTTCACGTCCTCGGGATACACCGGGAACGATTCGTTCCCGAGCCTCACCATCAGCGGGCGGGTCATAAACCGGCGGTTGTAGTCGATCAACGCCCGGACGAGTTTCATAAAGCCCGTCTCGGCGAAGATACGGGCGATCAGTTCGATGCGCTGTAGGGAGGCATTGTAGATGGTCTTGATGCCAGTGGCGGTCTTATTTAGCGTATCGGAATCAAGCCCCTGGTTGTACTTGGTAACGCCAGTACGGTTCTCTTTCGCGGACTCGATGAACTCCAATAGGTTGAATACCGACTGGGGAAGCTGGGGAGTGGCAAGGGGAGTTACGGCGTTCTCCGCCGACATCCGCACAACGCCGCCGGGTACGTTGTTGTGGATCAAATCCTGCACTTTCACCATGCCTTCGCGGACGGCGTACCGGCCATTGACCATGAAGGCCATGTTGTCGAGCATCAGGCGGAGCAGGGAACTCTTGATCCGCTGTATATCGCTCATCAGTTCGGCGATGGACACGCCGTAGAACGAATGCGGCTCGATGATGGGCGATAGCGTGAAAAACGGGAACCGTCCGTACTCGTTTTCATGGTCTTCGAGGATGATCCCGTTGCATTTGTAGACGATCCAATCCTCGGCGATGTCATCTCCGTTCACGTCCAGCTTGCAGTAATGCTCGAACACCTCGAATTTCTGGCGGGGATCATCTCCATCGAAGTTATTCTTCTTCTGTTCCAGGTCGGATACGCTAAGTCTGTACATTTCCTCCTGGGATACATCCAGTTCGTGCGCGCCCGGACCCTTTTCGATGGCTTCTTCGACTCTCGCGGACTTGAACCTGCTGGATTTGGCACGAAGCCTCAGTTCCGACGCCGTAAGCGACAGGATTTGGCCGCAATACAGGGCATCGTCCACGCTGGTGGCTTCCGGGTCGATGTAAAACGTCTCCGGCTTGACGTTTTCGACCAGCGGGCCGTCGAACAGCACGTCTTTCGACCGCAGTTTGATGGATTCAAACAGCGGCGGGATGATCCAACCCTCGTCCGGGGTGTTTTCCGTTACCGGAACGGCCTCGATGATCTCCAGAAACGGGTCGTTCTGTATGGTCTGGAACTCTTCAAGCGTCACGTTCTCGTAACTCGTATCCTGCAAATTGTAGTCGTACTTCCACGTAGCCTTTGTAACGGATGTTTTGAACCTTAGGGCGTTCTTGAACCATGTATAGACCATCTCGAAGTACGCATTCTTCTTCTGCATCTGGTAATAGATAAGCCCGGATACCGCCCGCGCCTTCTGCTCGTCTTCAGGCCCGACGCCGGTGATCGTCACCGCCGACTGCGTACCGGCGAAGATCCGCATGAGGCTAGGCATGATCCATTCAACGGCGTCCGCCATGTCGGAAGCGACTACCTTGGACCGACCGTTCTGCTCGTTCCCGTAGGGCATCCCGCGATACTCGTTTAGCAACTCCTGACGCCAGTTGCTCATCGTATCCGAATGAGAACGTGCGGACGATATATCCCCTTCCGTCAGGCGGGCCAGTTCCTCGTCGCTTAGAGTCCGCGCAAGTTTATCCTTGTCCTTCATTAACATCCCGCCTTTTAACTTAATTGGTGTTACTTGGGATCGTCTGCTACTTATTCCTGCCGCCTTGCGGCGAAATCCCCCTGCCGATGGCCTCGCCGCACCAATGAGTCTTAGGCCGCTCCGCCACTTGCGGAGACGGGTACCGGCGACACTCGCCTAACTGCGTTCCATCCCTCATGCATTTTTCCAGCTGCACCCAGAACATGCAGCCGCCACAGGTAATCGGGTCCATCGGTCCTCCTAATTCAGGTATCCATCTTCGATTGCCTTCTTATAAAACTCCTTTGTCGCCGCCTCGTATCCGCTTACTCCGGTATATGCCTCGAAGTACAACCGTTGCGATTCAGGGAAGTTCTGTGTGTACCCCAAACTAAGCAGGTATTCCGCCCATCGCTGGTTTATGCCGCCCTCTGTGAACCCCTTGGCACTAAACCATCGGTTCTGTGCATCCCATAGTGATTCGGTGGCCGTCTTCTCAAAGAATACACCCATGTCGCTGTTTACATAGTTCGACGAGGTAACGACATACTCATACGACCCGATCTCGGGCGCACTGCCGGTAGGAACGGTGTTCCCCGCATAGTCCGTAGTCAGCGATACATCAACGCCTGCGTTGATAGCGGGGGAGGAGATTCGGAGGCGGTAGTCGGACATATCTACATATACATGATCCAACCGCAACGTATGGTCTGGTTCTTCCTTGCTTCCTACTCCCTCAGTCCATGCGTTTCCGTCCTCGCCCGTGCCATCCCATATAGTGTCCAGTACATCGTTAATGCTATGCCGGAAGGTGTTGGTTCCCGTGCTTGCTGCCTCTGCGAACCATTGGTGCTCAATCTCCACTAACCCAATTAGGGATGATAGTGAATGATTCATCAACTCCCTGAAGTTCCCGCCAGCTTCCTGCCCTGCCATGAACGCCTTGACATTACGCTTGAACTTTACTTCGCAAGTAAGAACAGCGGAAGAATTGCTCTCATCGGTGAGATCTTCTGTTACGGTTATTGTGGTGTCTCCCGCCGCCTCCTCTATGTCGCTTATCGTTACTTCCTTATCGTTTGATGTGGTATTTACTACGGTGAGGACATCCCCAACGGCAAGGCCGTTGGTTGTGATTAATGTTGCACCTACTACTGTGATCGTCTTTGCGGCAGACGAGAAGGATACATTGGAAGATCCTTTATATCCCGCTCCGTTAAGCCTGATATTTGTAACATCCCAAAACTCCGCGCTGAATGGATAGAATACCGATAGATTGGCTGAGTTGGGGGCTGCGTTAGATACATAACTATCGCTTCTGGCCCCCCTTAATCCAGCCGATGCAACCACATCCCTAACATTGTTGTCTAGCAGGTTCCCACCTGCGATGAAAAACTCGACCGTATATGTTGCGGCTCTGCCGGTGGCTCCTGTGCGAACCCACGATTGGAGTTTACTTGCCGCTTCCGTGACCTCAATGGCATAGAAATTCGTTTGATTGAAACTGATGTCTGTGGCAGAGGAAACGTCCGTCGCCGACTGTGGATCAAGTCCAACGCTTTTTGCATCGTCTCTCGGTTGAGTGATCCCGGTCTTAGCCGTACATGACCACGCCCCATCCCCGTAGTCTCTATCGTTAAGGTAGGTGATTAGTGCGGCGATGTTTCCATAAGTACCAACGAGATTTACATTATCCTGTGATGTCGCTCCCTCTAGAACCTCAAGGGTCCCCGTCCAGTTGTCGCTGTCGGGGTCGGTTGTCGTGGTGGTTATCGTGATCTTGGAGTTTGCCGTCGGGCCGTCAATCGTCAGTGCAACCAAACTATTCAACTGCGTGTGGGAATATCCGTGACTGGCTATATCGTTCCCGGCGTTTATTAACGCAACTGCGTTATCGTGGGATACATCTCCATTCTCAACAGCCCAATATTGGATGGCGTTTATTAACCGTAGGCCGCTAGGGTTGTAGTACGTCTGCGCTAGGTAAAGTGAATCATTAAGCGCCGCCGCATCATCAATCGTCATAAATGTATATGATTCCCTTGGGGGATGGATAAACCTTGGGGAATCATACAGATTGCTCGTTGTATTGTCTGTGATGGATGACTCAACAATAACCAGACCATTAAGGCCATTCGGCAGGTACATATTGCTCCCGCCTACGAGGGTAGACCCGTTCCCGGCTGTTCCATAATTCGCAATGGGCCAACTATCCGCTGAACCAACTTGGCCCGAAGCCATAAATATATTGTTGCTTACAGTTAATACTTGTGCGGCTCCAAGTATTACCCCGGATCTTTGCATCCCCGTAAATACATTATTCAGGATACTTCCGCCAAGTGTTGAATCTGCATAGATCGGGCGTATGTAATAATTCTCAGAGGGACGAAAGATATTGTAGGATATTACGGCAGTCCCGGCATTAGGGTACAACCATATCGCATCTACGGCTTCAGTTGTTTCCTTCGTGCCTTCAAATACGTTGTTATATATGCTTCCCCCGCCAGCCCTGTATCGTATTCCAACCGATATATCTTTAAATTTGTTCCCCGTTATTACGGTATGGGCGGGAGTAGTAGAAACATCTATGGTTATTCTGGCGGATGTGCCGTCCGTTCCTGTGAATGTGATCCCCTCAATCCAGTTGTAGTCTGCCGTGATCGCCATGTTAGTAGCAGCAATGGCCGTACCGTTTAATATTGTTTCTCCTCCGATCCCTCCTATTACCTTGTTGTAACTGCCGTCGCTGCCCGCCCTATCCACAGCAGAGGCAACGGTTTCAGCATAGGTGCCGGAACGAATATATAAGGTGTTGCCAGCCGAAGCAAATAGATCAATGCCGACCTTAATGGTTTTCTTCGCACATGCTTGTGCAACGCCGGTTCCGGGATAAGCGGCATCGGAAAGACCAGTACAGTTGTCATCAGCGCCATCCGTTCGTACCCAATACGTCGCCGCCCACGCCTGCGAGGAGAGGAGGAGAATGGTTATCGCAATGAGCAGTCTACGCATAGATCGCACCCACCTAATTGATTAACATCGAGCAGGTTGGAAGTTCGATATCGCTATCTCCGATGTCCCAAACGGGAAACACCATGTCGTTTATCACGTCATAAAGATATGCCAGCATGTTGATCCCATCGTCGTGCCAGAACGGGAAATTGGACATCTCCAATCTCAATCGCTCCAGGTAGGCGTTCGGTATGCCGGATACATAGTGAATCTTACCGTTGTTCAACGGCCACGCCAGGGCCGACTCGATCATCTTCTTTTTCGTGCGGCCTGCGGGCCGCAGCAGGACCCCCACGCCGTCTTTCTCCTCGAAGTCCACTTGCCGACCGCGAGCTTTCAACGCAGCCGAGATATGCAAATGCGTAGTCGTCTGCCCTACTTTTTCCACCCCGAGTTTCTGGATTATGCCGCCCTTGATATACATCCTCACGATCTGATCGATGGCCTCGGATTCGGACGATGGCGTAATCCACAGATCCTCAATGTAGATATCACTCTGGCCGATGCCGTCTGTAGACGGGTCGATGCCGATAACGCCGACCGCCCATGAATCCCCCGCGCCACCCTTATTGGTTGTCATGTCCCCGGCCTGATCCACCAACATCACACGGCAAAGGCCCGGTGGAACATTGGCCTTTTCAACCAGCACCATGAAGTCCGGGTTCAATCTCTGCTCTGCGATAGGCGACGGATCAAGCAACTGCTGACAGTTGAATGTCCTTGTAAGTTTTAATTGGTCCCATCGCTCCTGCGATACCAGCACCGGCTTACCCATCGCCGTGCCGTCATGCGATCCGGGTTTGTAGCGGAGCGCGTATGCCCTCTTGCCGTCCGGATACCTCTTGTCCCGGATATAGATCAGCGGATCGTTGTAGTGGTAATAGGTGCCGATGACCCGGTGGTGGCCGCCTTCTTTACCGAGGTTCTGGCTGGAGTCGTACTTCGTCTTAACCTTCTCCAGCATATCTACAGACTCCGCCATATCCTCCGTCACGATATCGTCGTAAACCCTACGCTCAAAGTGCCTGCCGACCGGCATACCTTCGATCAGGCCGAATGCCGAGATAGTCGCCTCCGGCCTGTTGGTCTGCCTTTTCAGGATCAACCCGTCATCCAGGCTCCACAGGGGCGCGTCCCTCTCGCAATTCTTCCACACGATATCCGGGAAGCATGTATGAAGCATCGGCTCGGAATGGAACAGGCTTTTCAGCGCACCCAGGAACTTCTTCGCCTCGGGCCGCGCATAGGAAAATATGCCGGTTGCCGAATTGGGATTCGCCAGCACCCATTGAACCGTCTCGCCAATCGTGATGATGGTGGATTTGAAATGCTCCCTTGCCCATATATCCAGCGTGTAATCCAGTGGGCCGCTTTCCACCTCCCGGCAGGCCTTCACGACAAACGGGTGATTGGCGTTCGGGATCTTCATTACAAAATTAACAACAAACCATAGGTCGTTTAATATAAGCGCCCGGTAGACGCTTAACTCGTCCACCTTCTTTTCGGCGATGTCTGATACTATCTTTGCGTAATCGTGCTTGTAACTTACGCCATCCAGCGGTTCATATTTAACCCCGTTTATTTCGATCACTTATGCCTCGCAATGTCAGTTGAACATCCACGCATTATGCAGGGCGGCAAGTGCGTCGGTGTAGTCCTTATTGCTAATTTATGCTTCTTATTATTCATGGTATTTTAGTAATAGAACTAATCCTTATCCTGTTGAATTCATTGTCCACATTTATAAACGTGCGAAGTTGTCCTTTTCCAATAACCCACTCTTCTTTTTGTAATACCTTTTTTGAATATGCCGTCCTTACGTTTTTAATGAAATCCTTACAAATTAACTGGTCCAGGCTTATCATTTAATTATAGTCTCAATGTCGTCTGGGTTTAGTGCGGCAATCTTCTTTCCATCCGCTGTTTTTATATAGGGATGGCCCCACGGGGAGAATCCTGCCAACTTCCCCTCTAGTCCAGGGGGGTATGTTTCTCCTCCGTATTTAATTTCCTTGACGGATTTAACCTTGACGCCAACGACCATCTCACCCGGTTGCGGTTTCGCCTTCACCGCTTGTCCTGAATGCTCTGGAAATACAATGGCCTGCGCCATCGCCTCGCCACCTTCACCCCTGCCAGACTTAATAACTATCCCGTCGTGCCCCGCAGCCTTAATTTCTCCCACATTTAGGTTTTTCCATACGTCCGTCCCCGTTGCAGATTCGATAACATAAGGGTTTTTCAGGGTGACTCGGTGGCTTATCGGTTCCCCGTAGTTGGCCGCTATGGTCTTGGTGGGGGCAATGTACACCCCCTCCCCCAACAGGGTGTCGCGGCCCATCCGGTTCGACCACTTTTGCGATAACAAAGAACGAGAACGGCCACCCTCGCCCCTGAATCCGTAAAATGTTGCCTCTTTCCCTGTTTTTAGTAATTGCCAGGGAGTTATTTTGGCAATGGGTGACGTCAAGCCAACCGCTGCGCCCATCAGTAAATCATTCTCGCTTGGCTTCGTAGTAAGCGGGTTCGGCGGTTGCCAAGCGTCAACGCGAGCGGTGAACTCTCTGGTACCCGGCAGGTGCGGATTCAGAAGGTTCCTACCCGGTTCTGGGGGATTCGGACTGATGCCCATGACCTGCACCGGAGAGCCGTTGAACCCATCGCGGGGACGTTTCGCCTTCCGCTGATCTTCAATCGCATCAGCGATGGTCTTTGCGAAGTATGCGTCGTATTCCGAATAACGGGGAACAGGCATTAATTTAACCTCGTAGGCTCGCTAATCGGATACAGGAACAGCGCATCGCCCTCCTGCCGCAGCAGTTCCGCTTCCAGACCGTGTTCCCCCGCCATGTGAAGGCGGACCACTTCATCGGCAATGGGGGCCAGTTTGTCGCACAGTACGCATCGCCACGGGGTGTCGCAGGTTATATGGGCTGCGCGGTAAGCGACCATCTGGATCTGCATCAGGGCCTCCGGAGGAACAACGCCACGAACAGGCCCACCATCGCAAGGCCCAGGAAAACCCACAGTGCCTCTTCCGGATCAATCAGCAAACACGACTCGTACAACGACGGCTCCGGGCATAGGCGGGCCAGCAACGCCCATACCCAATGCATTTAGTTGAACTTCATGGGGGTCTTCATTGCGTCGTAGACCTCTTTCGCCTCGAACATCTTCAGCGCGTCCTCCGGCGTAAGCACCGTGTTCTGCGCCCCGGTGATCTTGGCGAACTGGTAGAACATGGTCTGGTAGAACTTCAGGGCGAACGGATCCTCACGGCGGATGGACTCCGCGCAGGAGCGCACCAAGCCGCAGGCGGCCACCTTCGGATCGCGCCAATAAAAGCTGAATAAATTCCCCTCGCCCTCATTGTCCGCGAAGAGGGCCAACCCCTTGACGACGAAAGACTGCCCATCGCTCGTCTCTATCCGGCAATCTTCCGACTTGGGGTCGGGCGTGATCGTTATGCTCCACTCATCGGCCATGTCATGCCCCCTACAACACCATCCGTTTTACGTAGTAGGTTTCCAACCCCGCCCGGTTAATCCGGACGTTGAACTCCATGTGGCCCAAAGCGTTCGGCTTCATCCGCTTTTTCTCTACGTACGATGTGCTGCAATCGTCGGAGAAACCCTTCAGGTAACTGCCGGAATTAATCCGTACCTTCTTCTTCGAAATGACCTTGTTGGCGTACTGGTCCACGCCTAGAACGATCCGGTCCCAGCCGTCCAGTTGATGGTTGTGGCCGTAACACGCCACGTCGCAATCGTAGTTGATGGCATCGTTGCCGATGGTGGTCTTGAATCCACCCTCGGTCTTCCCGCCCGTGCCGATCCCGTGGCACAGCGACCACACCAGCGACCGGGTATGGTTGTCCCGACCCGTTCCGTTATTCCCGGCCATTGAAAACCGCGTCACCAGGAACCCCGCGTATCCCATCACCCGTTTGTCCGCTTCTTTGTCCCATAACTTCTCGGCGATCCGTCGCGTGGGAGACGTGCCGGTGCGCTGCTCAATCGTCAGGTGGTGGTTGGAATCCGTCATGCAGATGATGCGGTCCTTAATGGGGTCCACCAGTTCGCAGTAATCCCGGATCATACGGTCGATGGGGTCTTTACAGGTGGCGTAACTCTCGTCCAGCATATCCGGCTGGTGCCGCTTGTCGCCCCCCTGAGATACGATCATGTCGCAGGCGTCTCCGAGGTCGATGAACCAAGCGTCCTTGTCGCCCTTGTAGCGGTCGATCAGGTTGCGCTTGAATAACTTTACCGCCGATAACTTCGCCCCCAAATGCAGGTCCGAGAACACCACAAACCGGAACCGATCCCCTACCCGGTACTTAAACCTATGTTCGAGTACCTTTATTTTGTCCTCTCTTTCCCCTGGATTGACAGCATGAGAACACCCAATTCAAGCGCGTTATCTACCAGCTTGCTGTAGTATTCCCGCTCGCTCTTCCTTGCCGCCGTGGCAATATTATGTGCCAGCCTCCGAAGGTCATCCTTTATAACCACGTTGGCGTGCACTCCCGGCACATCAAGGTCGAACATATCAACTGCCCAGTCCATAAGGGCCTGTTCTTCTTTAAGTCCTTTTCTATGCTTTTTCACGGTCGCGCCTCTCCCGCAAGGCAACTTCCTTAACTCGTAATTTCTTCACCAACCCGTAAATAACGATTGCCTTGGCGCGAATCACCTGAATTTCGGGAGACAACTCCGGCCACGTCTGTTCCAGCATCTCCATGTACGACCCGCCGCCGTCCAAAAACTCCTCGTTTGCCTCGTCGCACATAACCCTGGGGTCGGTCACTGGATCAAACTCGCCGTACTTCGGAAGGGCCTCGATAATTCTTGTCCTATACCGGCTGTAAAACTCCTGCGCCAACGCAAGGTGAGACTTATGGAGAGGAGTCTTCGCCATCACTTCACCATCCCCAACTGCCACAATGAACCGCAAATCTCCTTGGCCAATATATCCACCGCCAAGTCATCGTCCGACAACCTGCCCAACACAGCCGCAGTTTCGGTCCCATTGGCGGAATATTCACGACAAACCGCATGAACCAATTCGTGGAACAACGTCTGGTTGGAGTCTTGCCCTAAACCCGTCCTCATAGAGATCATCTTCCCCCTTGAGTCGGACAATCCCCAAACTCCCTTCCCCTTGTGCTTCAGGGATGGCTTGTAGACCACAGACCACCTGTTGCCACCTATGTAGACGGTCTTCATCAAGGCCCCTTTTTATCTAAAAATATATTTTAGGAGGAACCCGTTTCTTGTTTTCTCAAATCATTTGAACTCTTCACCGCTGAATCCAAGGGGGCACGGGCAACCTGATAACCACAGAGGCATTTAACAATCAACGCCTCAGGAAGGACATACTTAAGATCCAACAGTTCCTTCTTTTCCTCCGCACGGTAAGTCCAATAACCATAAGACATCTTGGTGCCGCACTTGGGACAATCTTCAGTCTTGTCGAAAACCTTCATCAAACCTCCTTTTGTCTAAACCTGTGTTACATGGGTACTGTTTTGAAAATATTGCGCGCGCCCAAAAAGGAGTCCAATATTAATACATCGACTGATCCTGTGGGACCCCCACCCCCGGTCCCGGACCGCGAACCATTGGTCCATGTCCTACTATAAGACATAGACACTCAATGATATCAACTAGTTAGACCCCTGTTGATACACGGTTAGATCTATCTTAGTGAAGCTGATGCTTGGGCCGCCCTGCTGCTCCTGGACCTTGGGGTACTCACGATCCAGCACGGCGTCCGCACACGCCTTTATCGTGCTGCATTTTGGATATACTCCCGGTTCTACTACCTTTTTATCACCTGTATCTGGGTCGGTTTCCTCTACTCTTCCGATGGGTTTCCCCTGCATGAACGTATCGAGCACTCTCACGGCGTTTTTGATACGCTTGGGAGACAGAAGAGGCTTTTTCCCACTCTTCTTTAGATAATGTTCTGCCTGGTACACTGTCGATGCTGATATGCCGAGTGTTTCGGCGATTGCCTTTGTCTTCATCCCTTCGGTTCTAAGCATGGCGATTACTGCTGCTTTATCGTCCGTTACGGGCTTGTTTCTCATTCTCTGTGCCGTTTCTGGCACGGTGGTTATTCCTTGCTGCATCTCTGTGGTTTCCGGTATCGTTTCAGTCGGCATCGTCTTATTCGCTCCGTGACTCGCTATCGCTCGGGCCGCTTGGCCTTTGGGTTAAGTCCCAGTTGTCTAATGAGTTTCTTTTGCTTTAGTATGTTACACGGTCGACATATTGTGCTCCGTGGCCCAATTATCCTGGAGCATATTGGGCATTTATTGGGGTTGGCGGCAATATGTTCTCTAAGCAAGTTCAAGAATGTTTTCTTGTTCACTTATTCGGCACGTAGCACATATCCCGTCATCGTTGACCAACCTGGCAGGGACGGTGCGTTCACATCGTTCACAGCAATCTGTTTGTATAATCGGATTAGGTATAAATTTCTCGTAAGCCTTTTCGTGTCGCATGACTCTACCGGCGATGTAATCATAGGAATCATACGGTCTGGTCTTGTCGCTGTTCCCCCAATAATGGACATCATAGGGGGTATCAAATCCGTTCTTCCTCAACCCGTTTCTCCCCAACCGATTGATTTCATTGCCCTAAAACAAATAGCCCCGCCAAGGGGCGGGGCTATAAGGATAAATCTCTCTTATACCTTCAGAATACGATAAAACAGGGGGGGTAGGGAATGGACGAACTGGAGTACGCGAGTTACTCATTTAACACAGGGGGTACAGTCATATGGACAGGCTCTCTTGGACCGTTTAAGTATCCATGCGTCTATGGCGTCTTTCTTGGCTACCATTAGTCGACCATCAAACATTGCGGGGAATCCAGAGTTGCGCCGGAAGTATTGCCTAATATAATTTGGATTGACTCCTAAATACGCGGCAATCTCCTTCCTACCTCTCAACCAGCCGTCATCGGACATTGATTCCCCCTACTCTTAATTTTTGCCTCATGGATCTTAAGTCTTGTGCGGTCTTGTTTTTGGCAAGGTCTGGTATTCTTTCCCAAAGGGAATTAGATACTTCTCTGGAAGCGACAAGGTATGGCCCCATCCATCCCGTTCGGTCGCATTGCCTCATTGTTGACAGGATATCAATGGCGTAATCCTGATTCGTATAAGAACATGATTTTCTTGATTTTTTGGATTCCATGTC